TGTCCACGGGGAGCAGGGCGAGACGGAGCGCCTCCGCCGCCAGCCACTTCTGGTGGTTCTCTTCGTTGCGCTTCTCCCAGGCCCAACGCTCGCGCATCCGCTTCACCGTCCTGGCGACCACAGCCAACGCCAGGGGCCGCACGAAGGTGACCCGCATGGGGTCGGACCCACGCAACGCCGCGTGGCGCCCGTCGTGCGGCAGACCCGCCATCTCCAGCACCCGAGGGTCCGGCCGGGGGCGCCCGTGCTTCGAGATGCCGCCCCACTCTTCCCACCACACCTCGCGCTCCATCATCCAGACCGTGGCGTCCCGCGCCCTCTCGTCCCCGCGGTCGAGCCCCAGCTCCAAGCGCACCCGGTCCACCATGTCCACCAGCCGCACCCTGCGGCGGCACCGCGTCCGGCGGCTCATAGGCCCGCCCCGAGAGCGTCCAGAGACTTGTCCAGCGCCTCCAGGTCGAGGCGCTCCACGATGGCGTCAATCACCTCTTCCGTCGCGGGGCCGCGTCCGGCGGCCCGCTCCGCGTTCCACCACGCCAGGATGACCCACGGGCTCTGAAAGGTGCTGGCCGCGCGGAAGTCCCGCCGCCGGGCGGGTGTGAGCGGGTCCGGCTCCGTCCGCTCACGTCGGGATATGCGCCGCCCCCGGCTCACGTCGGCACCCGCAGGACTTCGCCCCAGGGCGGGTCCATGACCGTCTCCCCAACCAGCACCCACACCACGCGGAAGTCCCGGGGCTGCGCCTCGGGGTAGGCCACATACCCGTCCGTGATGGCGACCACGACGCCGGGGCGGTCCTTGCGCGCCGCGATGGCATCGAAGGCGGGCCGCATGTCCGAGCCCCCGCCGCCCAGGAGGCGCGAGGTGACCTGCTCCATGTTCGTCACCGTGGAGCTGTTGTGAACCACGGTGTCGCACGCCACGAACCCAACCGGCGCGCCCACCGCGCGAAGCACGGCGCCAACCTCGCGCATCGCGACCGCCAGCGGGTCGCCGCCCATGGACCCCGAGGTGTCCACCAGGGCCAGCACGCGCGGCACGGGGAGCGCGTGCGAGGGCATCCGGGGCGCGCCCGCGCCGTAGCCCAGCCCGCCCTGGTGCCGCGGGGGCTTCGCCCACTGCGCCATGGAGCCGCCGGGGCGGTACGCGATGGCGCGGCGCACCGCGCGCGCGAGCATGTCCTGCCAGCGCACGGGGCTCGGGGCGTCCGACACCTCCGCCCACACGAGCAGGCCACCGGGCACCTTGCCCGCGTTCTTCGCGGCGTACTGGCGCACCGCCTCCGCGGTCGCCTTGGCGATGGCCGCCACCTCCACCTGGGGGCGCTCACCCTCGGGGCTGTCACCCTCACCGGGCGCGGGCTCGCCCTCCGCCCGGTGCCCCGAGCAGGAGCCGCAAGAATCGCCGTCGCCGGGCATCGCGGGGCCCTTGTCGCCCCCCTTGCCCTGACCCTGGCCGCCGGGCTGGGGCTTCGGCTTGCCGCCCTGCTTCGCCAGCCGCTCGTAGTAGTCCTCCGCGGTCAGCCCGCGCGGGAGCCCGTACAGCTCGGGGAAGATGGCGCACGCGGGCAGGGCCACGCCCATGGCCCGGATGTCGTCGTTGATGGCCAAGTCCCCCGCGATGTTGAACAGCTCGGGGTCGAAGCCCTGGGCCTCGCACCGCACCGCGTGGCGACGGATGACGTGGCCCGCCTCGTGGAGCAGCACCGCCCCGAACAGCTCCACGGTCAGGGAGCGCGCGAAGGCGTCGTTGATGAAAAGCCGCAGGCCCATCGTGACGCCCATCGTCTTGATGGCGTCCGGGGCCACGCACGGCACCAGGGCGGACAGGAGCCGCCCGAAGTAAGGGGCCTTCACGCGCGCCCAGAGCTTGGCCGCGCTGAAAAGCTGGAGGGTTTCGACGGACAGGGTGTTGGTCGGGTTCGTCATGGGAGATGGAGCCTGCCAGAGTCTCGCAACCAGTGCAACCAGAAAACGACGAGGGATGTACGGTCCCTCGTCGCCCTGGTCTCTCAGCCGTTCACCTTGGCGCGCTCGAATGTGGGTTTCAGCGCCATCAGCACGGGGACCGCCTCCGCCGTCCGGGCCAGCCCTGCCTTGCGGAGCTCCGCCACCGCGGTGACTGCGAGGTCCGGGGCCACGTTGACCACCTTGCCGATGATGCCCCAGAGGCGAGCGGTGCGAGCGTCGCGCTTCGGGGCCTTGTCGGGGGCGACGGTCGCGGCGCACGCGGCCAGCACGGCGTAGGTGCGGTCAGGGCGCGTGGTGCTGTGCTCCCAGGTCACCGTGCCGTCCAGCACGGCGGCCGGGTCGGGCAGGTCGTTCGCTTCGGCGTAGGCCAGGAACTCCGTCGCGGCGCCCGACCCCACCCACGCCTCCGTGAACAGCGCGGGGAGCTCGCCCTTGTACCCGAGGATGGCGCAGGTGGTCAGCGCGTTGACCAGCATGTCCCAGCTTCGGTGCGAGGGCCACGGGCCGCTCGCGTTCGGGTCGCTCGCCGCGGGCATGACGTGGAGAAGCTCGGGGCGCGCTTTCAGAAAGGACGCCACCGTGGCGGCGACGCGCGGATAGTGGGTGTCCCAGCCCTCGCGTACCTGCCGCTCGTCGTCCTCCAGGGAGATGGGCTCGCGCACCACGGTGCGGCCCGCGCGCTTCGAGAGCAGGTAGGAGCCGAACCCCTCGGGGCTCGCGCCGTCGAACACGAAGTGCGCGAGGCGGTTCGCCACCGGCGGGGGTAGGTCCGCCCCGTTGACCGCGCAATGCGGAGGGTTCGCCGCAGCGATGACGCGCACGCCTTCGCCCAGGAAGTGGTCGCCCACCATGCGGTCCAGGGTCAGGCCCAGCACCGGCGCGAGCAGGCGGGGCTCCGACGTAGCCTCGTCGATGAACACCACGCCCACCTTTTTCTCGTCGAACCGTGAGGTCCACGAGGGGCGAGGGAAGCCCAGCATATCGCCCTGGGGCACGGGCACCACGCCGAACGCGCCGTCTCCGAGCAGCGCGGGGGAGAGCGTCATTTTCGGGAGCCCGTAGCGGTCCGCGAGGGCCTTCACCAGCGCGCTCTTCCCCACCCCGGGGAGCCCCCAGATGATGCCCGACTGACCGTTGCCCACCTCGCTCGGAGCAAGGAAGAGCACCCGCGCCACATCTGAGAGCTGGGCGAGGGTGATGGAGGCGCCGATGCCAGAAGAGACTTTCGCGCTCGTGGGCTTGGCCATGGTGTTCACCGTTCTGGAGGGGCCGCTCGGGGCCGAGGTTGCTTGGAACGACGCCCATCCTATCCGGCACCGCAACCAGCGCAACCAGAAAACGAGTGGCGATCGAAGCGCGCCGAACTTCGTGCGGTCGGTGTCGTGAACGCACCTACACGCGGCGCGCAAAGCGCGTCGAAGCAGCCCGCAAGGCACCGTGCGCTCCGTTCTGGGAAGCCCCGGGGGGTGCAGGGGGGTGGGTGGCGCTTGAATCCAACCCCCCTGCGTCGTGGGAGCGGCGAAGCCGCTCCCATAGTGCAGAGGGCGATGGGTCCAAAGGACCAGCGACCGCTGCACCGTCGAGAGTGCTCCCCACATCCGTGATGCCCCATGTGGGTGCGTGTGGGCGCGCCTGCGCTGGGGGTGTCCCTCGGTCGCTTCGCTCCCTCGGACACCCCCAGCGGGGTACGGAATCGGAAGGGGGCCGCTGGCCGCGCCCCCTTCCAACCCCCAGGCCACCCGGACCCGGACCCTCCCCACCGTCCCCTCCGGGTCCGGCAGGGGTTCCCGGAGCCTCGTGGTTTCGCGGGGTGCTGTCAATGCTGCCCCCGCGACGATTACCAAACCATGACACAACAATGACCAAACCATGACAATCACCTCGACCATTGAGGGGTCAGGATGTAGGCAAAGGTGACCGTGCGTTTTCTGGTTGCGCTGGTTGCGCGTCCATGGCAGGCTGCGCCCACCATGACGAACCCGACCAATACCCGCGCCACCGCCCTGAACCTCCGATCCATCGTGGAGGCGGTGGACAACACCGTCGTGTGCGACGAGTGCGACGGCTCCGGCGAAGTGATGGACGAAGTGGACTGCCTGAACCCGCTCCGCGGCGAGCACTTCACTCGCACGGTGCGCTCAACGTGCCGCCACTGCGACGGGCTGGGACACGTCGCGGCGCCGGAGCTGGACGACGAGGGGGCGGCCCTGGCGGGCGCCCCGGTCTGGGCGATGGACGACGAGGCGGTGGCGATGTTCGCGGCGGCCGAGGGCGGGCTGTGAGGCCCGCCATTGTGTTCGGCGCGCGGGGGTGGGTGCGGGTCAGCGGGGTGCGCGCGAGCGTGCTCCGCGCCGCCACTCGGTCCCTGGCGCTCACCCAGGACACGTCCGCCCAGGACTACGCGAACGCCCTCGCGCGAGCCCTGCGCGCTCGCGGGGTGCCCGTCTGCGTGGCCCTCGTTCGGGGCTAGCTCTTTTCTGGTTGCACTGGTTGCGGCTAACGGTTAGTGTCCGAGGGCCAGCACGGAGCTGGCGAACAGCAGAACGGTGGAACTCATGGTCAACACGAAGGACTCTCTGGTTGCAGTGACGGATTCCAACAAGGCGGAGGCGGGCGCCATCGTGTACTGGCGCCTCAGTGGCGTGGTTCAGTGCCACGAGCTGCGCGCCGCCTGGACGGCGGCTGGCCTGCCCGCGGAGCTTCTCCCGGCGGACCCCACGCCCCGCGCGGCGTTGAAGCGTGCGTGCGACGCGGTGGCGGAGACTGGCCTCCTGGTCCGCCCTCTGAAGGCCCAGGACGCGCGCGGCTTCGTGCTGGTGCGCGAGACGTTCGGCACGGACGGGCGCCCGGTCTACGCGAACACCGCGGAGGTGACCCTCGTGGGCGACGAGGTGAAGGCGCTGCACATCACGGGCACGGACGAGGCTCTGAAAACGCGCGTGTTCCAGGCATACCTCGCCGCGCAGGCATCACAGCCCCCGTCCGAAGTGGGCGCGTGGCTGGTGTCGCTGGCGAAGCGCTGCTCCGCGGTGAGCCTGCGTGACTCGGGGGGTATCTACTTCGTGCCGCGCCACACGCTGGCGACTTGGACGAAGTACACCGCGCTGGCGCGCTCCGTGAGTGCGCACGCCACCTTCGAGATTCCCGCGATGACCAGTCAAGAGACGGTCGCCGCCGTGCTGGACGCACTCCAACGCGAGGCGACGGAAGCCCTGGAGGCCCTGGAGTCGGAGCTGGACATGGTGGACCTGAAGCCCAGCGCTCTCGCCACCCGCAAGGCGGCGGTGGCCGCCTTGGGTGAGAAGCTGGCCGGTTACGAGACGCTTCTGGGCGTCTCGCTCGCGACGCTGAAGGCGAAGGGCGAGGCCCTCTCTGTGCGGCTGGTCGAGGCGTCCGTTGCCCAGGTGGGCGATGCGCTGGAGGGGGTCTGACATGAGGCTCACCCCCGCGGTGCGCGCCCTCGCGGCGCCTATCCTGTCGGCTGTTGCAGCTCGCTACGTGGCCCGGTGCTCCTGGGCCGCGGACGCGGGGGCGGACCTTCAACAAGCGGCGTGGGAGGCGCTGCTCCGCGCGCCGGAGCACGACCCCGCGCGCGCGTCCCTGGAGTCGTACGTGGTCACCGTCGCCACACGCACGATGTGGCGCGCGGTCCACAAGCTCCGCGCCCCCGTGTCCGCCTCGCACCGCGTGAAGGTGCTGGCGGGCCTGTCCGCTGCGGAGCTCACCCAGTGCAAACACCGCGGGGAAGAGCTGGAAGAACGCCCCGAGGTGTCCGCGCTGAACGGAGAGCGCGCCGACGTGGGCGAGACGGCTCTGGCCGTGCGCGCGCGCCTCCGAGAGCTCCTGGGCGCCGCTGGCGCTGCGCGCGCCCTCGTGGCGTACGGCGTGGAGCTGACCGCGGGCGAGCAGGCGGACGCGGAAGGCGTCCCCGTGATGACCGTCTACCGGATGCGCGCGAAGCTGAAAGAGCGGCTTGCCGCGGACCCGGTGTTGCTGGAGCTGTGGAGCGAATGACCCAACCGAAGCCCGACGTGGGCGCCATCATCGACGACATCGCGGCGGACTGGTCCCTGGCCCCGCCCCGGGTGGAGCTCCTGGAGCTCGCCCGTATCCGGTTCACGCCAGACGGGGAGAACCCAAACCGGATGGACCCGGAGGACTTCCAGCTCCTAACGCTCTCCATCGGGCGGGAAGGCTTCGACCATCCGATTCTAGTACGCCCCCTCCCCGGGGGGCAGCCGGACGGCTGCGACTACGAGATGGCTGATGGAAACCACCGCGGGCGCGCGGTGCGCGCCCTGGGCGGTGACATGATCCCGGCCGTCGTTCGGGAGATGACAGACCAACAGCTCCGCGGCTACAGGATCGCGCGCAACCGCCTGCGCGGGCGGATCGACCTGACCATCGCGCGGCTCCAGGTGCGCGACCTTGCGGCGGGCGGGCTCACCCTGGACGAGCTCCTGGTGACCGGCTTCGGGGTGGACGACCTGACGGCGTTCTGCGCCGCGGACGTGTCCCCAGTGGCCGCGGGCCTGGGGTCCATGACCGTGAGTGATGACAGCGAACGGCTCCCCAAGCCTTTCGTGATTGAGATTCCGTTCACAGACAAGGCCCAGTACCAGCGCGCGCTGAAGCGGCTTCGCAAGGCGGCTGGGAAAACGAAGGACTTGGGCCTGGGGCTGCTCAACGTGCTGGGCGAGCTGAAGGCAGGAGGCGCAAAGTGATGATCCGATCACCCGAGGCTGAGAAGGACATGCATCGCAAGGGGTACGCCCTCGCGGGGGACATCGCGGCTGCGCTGGGCATCCAGCGAAGCACCGTCACCCGGTGGGCCAACGACGGGAAGGTCCGAGAGATTCGGTACCTCTCGGGTCGGTACATCGAGGTGGCGTCCGTCGTGAAACACATGAGCCTGGACGGTGACGCCGCGGCCCGATTGCGGTTCGCCGTTCTCACGACGGACAAGCGGAAGCAGGTCACCGCGAAGCAGGCGGCGAACGAAGTCATGGCCGTGGTGGGGGCGGAAGGGGGCGACGATGGCGACACGAACGGCGCGTGACCCGTGGGTGGTGGACCGGGTAGCCCGGCTCACGCGGCTGCGCGCGCTCTACGAATCCGGGGAGCCGGAGGTGTCAGACGCGGAATACGACCGGCTGGTGGACGAGCTGGCCGTGGTCGCCCCCGGGGAGAAGTTCCTGCGCTCCGTCGGGGGCGCCGTGGTGGAGTCGTCGGGCGCGACCCTGCGGCACGCGGCGCCCATGCTCTCGCTCGCGAAGGAGACAGACCCCACGCGCGCCGCCACGTGGTGCACCGACCGCGACGTGGTGCTGATGCCCAAGCTGGACGGCGTGGCGGTGTCCGCGGTGTTCGACGCGGGTACCGGAGTGCTGGTGCACGCGGCCACCCGCGGGGACGGGCGCGAGGGGCGCGCCATCTCCACCCTGGTGCGTGCGGCGCTCCGGGGGCGCACCATCGACGTGCTCCCTGCCCATGAGGCGTGCCGAGAGTTCTTCGCCAGCTCTGGCACCTTCGAGGTGCGCGGCGAGCTGGTGATGGACCGTGCGGCGTTCCGTGGCACCTGGGCGCCCCGCGGGTTCAAGACGGCCCGAAACTTCGTCGCGGGGCTCGCGGGCCGGGACGAGGTGCCGCGCGGTGTCGAGGGGCTGTCCCTCGTCGTGTACGATGTACTCCACCCGGTCGGGTGCGCGCGCCTGCTCCCGCTGTTGGAGCGACACGCACTCGCCGCGATGATGGGCTTCGACACGGTGGAGCGTGTGGCCCTTCAGGCTGGGCTCAGTGGTCGGGCCGCCGCGGTTGCGTGTCTCCGGTCGGCGGTGTCCGAGCCCACGTACCCGCATGACACGGACGGGCTGGTGCTCCGGGTGAACGACGAGACTCTGGCGCGCGAGCTGGGCGCCACGGAGCACCACCCCCGCTACGCGCTCGCGTTCAAGTGGAACGGGGAGGGCGAGCGCGCGGCCCTGCGGGACGTGGTGTGGGAGGTGGCCCGCTCCGGCGCGGTGACTCCCGTGGCGGTGTTCGACCCCGTGGAGCTGGACGGGGTGACCGTCACCCGGGCGACGCTCCACAACGTGGCCCGCTTCCGAGAGTTCGGCCCGACGCGGAGCGCGGAGGTGCGCGTGGTCCGCCGGGGCGGGGTCATCCCGCACGTCGAAGCCGTGGAGAACCCCGCCGGGGAGCTCCCGTTCATGCAGCCCGTGGTGTGTCCGTCGTGCGCAAGCGGGCTGATGGTGGTGGGTCCGACTCTCTTCTGCCTGAACACGGCTTGCGGGGGCCGCTTGGTCGCCCGTCTGGTTCACTTCGCGACCACCACGGGGATGCTGGGGTTCGGTCCCGAGGTGGTCCGGCGGCTCGCGGAGGATGGGCTCCTGGGCGAGCCCGCGGACTTCTACCGACTGCGCGCCGCGGACGTGGCGGCGTCTGTCGGGTCTGCACCTACATCGCGCACCCTGTGCGCGGAGGTAGAGAAGGCGCGCACCTTGGATCCCGCTGTGCTCCTGGGTGCGATGGGTGCTGATGGCATCGGCGTCCCCCTCGCGCGGCAAGCGCTGGAGGGGCGCACCCTGGCTGGGCTCTTGTCGCTCACCCGGGATGAGCTGGAAGAGCTCCCAGGGTTCGGGCCCGCGCGCGCGGAGTCCCTCCGTGCCCTGCGGTCCACCCCGGAGCTGGGTGCGGTGCTGGCGGAGGTGACCCTGGCGGAGCCTGCCTCGACCCTGCCCGGCGCGGTCAGCGGCCCGTGCGCGGGCTGGACGGTGGTGTTCACTGGGGAGCTCCAGGGCATGACCCGCCAGGAGGCGGGCGAGGCGCTCCGGGCCCTGGGCGCGACCATCGCGGACGGCGTGACGCGCGCCACCACGCACCTCGTCGTGGCCGATGCGGAGGGCGACAACTTCACGGGCAAGCGCAAGGCCCTGGCGAAGTGGGCGGCCAAGGGGCACTCGTGCCGCGAGGTGACGGAGACGGAGTTCGTCACGGTGCTGGCGCTGGGGGCCCGCGATGGCGACTGACGACACCTGGGAGGGCTGGGCGGTCTACCCGTGGGATAGCCGGGGCGACACACGGCCCCTCGCGGTGACGCGCGAACGGGACGATGCGGACTGGTTCGACACGGGCCCGGGGAGCACGGAGGTGCGTCGCGTCCTGGTCATCCTGCGGGAGCCCGGCGCGGACGACACGGAGGCCATGCTGGAGGCTCGCGTGATGGAGCTGGAGGAAGAGCTGGACAGCGCGAAGGACGCCCGGCAAGAGCTGAAGGACGCCCGGCAAGAGCTGAAGGACGCCCGGCAAGAGCTGAAGGACGCGAAGCGGAAGCACGCCGACTCGCTGAAGCGCGTGCGCGAGGGCAGCGCGAAGGATCTCGCCAACGCTGAAGCAGTGTGGGGCGCGGAGCAACGCCAAGCGCGGGCGGAGACCATCACCGAGCTGCGCGACGCGGAGCTGGAAGGCTTCAAGCGCGGGCACGCCTTCCGTGTCGCGGAGCTCCAGGGGCGGGGGTGACCGGCGGCCCGTGCGTGGCTATCCGGTTGCACGCGAGCGCTTCTGTCTCCACCCGGGCGTGCCTACATCACCCGCACAAGGTGATGGGCGGGGTTCACAGCCGTGCGTTTTCTAGTTGCATTGGTTGCGTGACTCGGTTAGAGATAGGGGGCCAGCACGGAGCTGGCGAACGAAGGAGCCCAGACCATGCCGAACACGAACGCCGCCCGCCCCGTGACCCCGACCACCAGCACCCCGGCCGCCTGGAGCGATGGGGCGGCGTCCCTCCGGGCTCGCCTCGCGGCGGAGGGGCTGGCCGACCACGCGCTGGTGCTCCCGGCGACTCTGGACCGCACCTGGGGCGACCAGGACGGCTACGTGGTGGTGACAGGCGACGAGGCCCTGGCGGCCCGTTGCGCGGCGTACCTGTCCGCCTGGGTGCGCAAGCATCTTGCCCCGCGCCGGTCGTACCACTTCCAAGTCCAGGGCCACATCCTGTCCGTGGGGGACGCGATGGTAGACGTGCGCAGCATCCCGGAGGGGCTCCGCCCGCACGACGTGGGCAACGCCGTGGTGCGCGGCGTGCGCGTCTCCGCCGTGTACTTCCCCTGCGCGGACTGATGCGGGGACCGCGCGGGGGAGGCGTGGCCGGGGGCAGCCCGCGGAGGGCTGCCCCGGTGCCATCACTTTTCTAGTTGCATTGGTTGCGTGACTCTGGCAGAGTCAAACCACCATGACGAACACGACGGAGTTGACCTGGGATGGCGTGACGGCGGCGAGCTACTTCCGCAAGGGGAAGGACGCCGCGATGCTGTATCACCTGCGGGTGGACGGGGCCCCCGCGGGCAAGGCGAAGGAGGACGGCGCGAGCCTGTGTGGCCGCATCGAAGCCGACCACATGGCTGGCATGGTCGCCCCCTGGGGCACCCCGGCGGCGAGGGAGCAGTGCCCCCACTGTGTGCGCCTCCAGGCGAAGCTGGGCCTCCCGATGGCGGGCGAGTAGGCCCAAGCGGGGGGAGTGCGCACTCCCCCCGCCCCATGACGGGTGCCATCACTTTTCTAGTTGCGTTGGTTGCAGTGTTCGGGTAGTGTCCGGGGACCATGACGAACCCGACCAGCACCGCCACGAAGTCCACCACTCCGGTCTGCCCCCGCTGCGCCAACGGCGGCATGTCCCACCAGTTCCGCCACATCGAAGATGGCGCGTGCTTCCGGTGCGGGCGTAAGACGGGCACCCCCGTGGCACTCCCCCCGCGCCGGGGCCAGAGCCGGGCCATGACCCGCTGGGAAGTCATCGAAGCCTGCCGCGTGCGCATCGCCAACCTGACCGCGAGCAACAACCGCCAGGGGCTCCTGGCCAACATGCAGGACCCCTGGAACGGGACCACCTTCTCGGAGCTCCTTCGCATCGCCCCCGACGACGTGCGGGCCCGCGCAGTGGCCGCCCTGGGGCGTCTGGGCCTGACCGTCGCGGTGGCCACGTAGCCCCAGAGAGGGGGCTCGAAAGGGCCCCGTGCGTTTTCTAGTTGCGTTGGTTGCGAGACTCTGGCAGAGTCCAACCACCATGACGAACCCGACGAACACCGCCCGCCGCGCCGCCACCATCGCCCTCGTCGCCGCCGCTGTGAAGCGCGCGGAGCGCGCCGCGGCTGAAACCGCGGAGGGGCACGAGATTGCGCGTGAGTACGCGCTCACCGTTCCGGTCATGCTGGAGGGTGTGGACGCGCTGTGCGACGCGGACGAGGATGTGGTCACCCGCGCCCGCGCGGCGTTCGCTCGCCACGGATTCCGCGTCATGGGTGGCAACGGTCACTACGGGCTGTGCGTCGCGTGATGGGTGGCGGGGCCCTTTCAGGCCCCGTGCGTTTTCTAGTTGCGTTGGTTGCGAGACTCTGGCAGAGTCACCTCACCATGACGAACCCGACGCGCACCGCCACCATCGCCACCATCAAGACCGCCATTGACTACGCCGCCGCCATCGCGGGCCTCGCGGCGTCGGGCGAAGAGTGCGCGCGTGAGCACTCGCTCTACTCGCCCATGATGACGGACGCCATCGCCGCCCTGAACGTGGCGCCCGCCGACGTGGTGGCCCGCGCGGTGGCGGCGTTCAAGCGCCACGGGTTCAACGTCGTTGCGGCGCGCGGCGGCTACACGCTGACCGCGATTCGCGGGCTGTGACACAGGCGGGGGGCGTCACCCCCCGCGCCCCTTCGCCGCGACGGGTGAGTGGAAGGCTGTTGAGCCGTAGCCCCCCGCGGGGCCCTGGGCGATGCCAGGGCCCCCGGCCCGGTCAGCCCCCGGCGAGCGCCTTCCCCTCGCCGTTCAGTGCGTCAAGCGCGCGGAGCGCCGCCTCCGTGGTCTGGAGGCCCACGATGCCGTCCGCGGCGAGCCCGTGGGCGGTCTGGAACTGTGAGATGCCCGCCTGCCCGGTGTACCCCAGGCGGAGCAGTGCGTGCGCCACGAGGAACGCCGCGGTGCCCTCCGCGTCCGCCCGGGTGGGGAGCGCCCAGCCCAGGCTGACTGGGTGCTCCAGCGCGTGTCGCACGGTGTCGGCGCGCCGGACGTGGTGGAGCTGGTAGTACGGGAGCCAGTCGCAGTCCGTCATGTCGTCAGGCGACCCGCCGGGTGCATCGGGGCGAATCCACCCGGCGCGCACCGCGCTGGCCCAGGACGAGAGCGCCCGCGACTCGCGGGCGTCCAAGGCCCCGCGGTGCGCCATCACGCCGCCGTCCGGCGCGGCGTAGACCTGGGGGGCGCTGAACGCGATGGGCGATCCTGGCCCCAGCCACGCGCGCCACGGGTAGGTGCTGTGATAGCTCGGATGGTCGTACGACGTGTGACCCTGAATGACGTGCGGGTAAGACGCGAGTACGGCGGCGAGCCCCGCGCGGATCGCACCCTCCAGGCGCTTGCGCTGCTCCGAGTCGGGCGGAGCCTTCCAGCTCGCCTCTGCGTTCCACACGATGCACTCGGCGCCGAGGCGCGACGCGCGCGCCGCGAGCTCTCGGAACTGGGCGACCGCTTGTGCCTCTGTCCAGTTCTTCAGTGCCGCCGCGCGGGCGATCCCGTCCACCCCGTACCCGACGATGACCTGGGCGCGCGGGAGGGTGATGCGCACCCCCTCCGCCGCGCGCTCCGCGTCCCAGGAGTGAATCTGGACCGCCTGGGGTTGCGCGCGCTTCAACGCCTCGCGCGCGGTCACGAATCCCGCGTACGCGCCGCCGTTGCCGTCGTAGATGGTCGGGAGCAAGCCCCGGACGGAGAGCCCGCCCACCGCCGCGTTGGGGGTGTTCATCGCGCCGCCGCCAGCCACTCGACGCCGCCGCGTGCCTTCAGGAAGGACTCCATCTCCAGCACGGGCGGGAGTCGGATGATGCCGTTGGCGATGCTGGTCAGCGCCACGTCGCTCATGTCCTGGGCCAGCATCACGTCCCGGTCACTCAGGTTGTAGCCCTGCGTCAGCCCCGCCACGGTGTTCTCCGGCGTGTAGCCGTTCGTGCGTCCCTCCAGCACGTAAATGGCTTCCGGCTCCGCGCGGTACGCCTGGGCCTCGAATGCGGCGCGCGCTTCGGGCTGCGACAGGTACAGCACGGGGAAGCCCCACGGCGCGCTCCAGAACTGGACGACGTGGCAGAGCTCATGGAGCACCACCAGCAAGCGCTGGCGCGGGGTCCAGGCGCGCGGGATGAACACGAAGGGCCCGATGGTGGTGGCGTAGTCCCGGAGGAACACGTCACCCCCGGGGACACCCGGGACGATTCCGAGCAGGCGGCCCACGTCGAACGCCTCCGCCACGCCGCGCATGACGGTGCTGTCCTCCTTCGGGAGCACCTTGCCGCGGAAGTGCTCCGCAAGGTGCGCGATCAGAAGCTCCACCTTTACGGGGTCGAGCCTGTCCAGAATGCTGGCGGTGGTCATGTATGTGTCCTGCGCTTAGGTGGGGGTGCGTGCGTGTCCGCCCCGGACTACTGCCGGAGGGGTGAGACTACCGGCAGAGCAAGCTGGCTGCGCGCACCGCGCTCCGGCACATGAGCGACGCGCCCTCGTCAGGCGGCGTCTTGCTGGCGAGCTGCGCAGGCGTGGAGAGGGCCCCGCCCTGCGCGTCCTCGGGGACGCACGCACTCTGCGGGACGCAGGCGTGGATGACTCGCCCGCGGCGGCCCTGCGTCGCGCAGCACACCGCGCCCGGGGTGGTGCCGCAGCGCGCGGCGTTGAGCTCCACCGCGGTCCAGCGCTGCGTTTGGGAGCACACCTCCGGCGTGCCGTTCTCGCATCGCGTGGCGGAGGGGGTGCAGCCGGAGGGTTCGGGGAGGCGGGGGCACGCCGCGAGGGCGAGCGAGAGGATGGCGGTCAGGGCGAAGCCGAGTCGGAAGCGCATGGGGGAGACTCCTTCGGGTCGTTGATGGTCGCGTGGTTCGCGCGGAGCGTCAGGACGGCTTCCTCCACCAGCGTCTCCAGGAGGGCGTCGCGGTCGGCCATGGGGACGCCGTTGTCCTCCAGCGTGGCGATGTGCGCCCGCCCCGTAGCGCGGAGGGTTGCGAGCGCGCGCGTGAACGCCGCGCGCTCCGCCGTCTCGTTCCACTCACCCGGCTTGCTCGGGTCTTTCAACGTGCGAACGTAGCTCTGCTCCGTCTTCGCGACGGCAGCGCGCGCGCACACCGCGAGGGCGTCCGTGGCGGTCGCGATGTCGCGCGCCTGCGCGTACCGCTTCGCGCGTGCGACGAAGTAGGCAACGGCGCCCAGAAGGGCGGTCAGCAACGCGCTGGAGAGGGCTACGGGCAGGTGTTGCAGCACGAGCGGGGCTCCGGTGGTTGGGGTGGGTGACCCTACCACCGGCACCTGCGGCCGGTCATCCCTTGCGGGCTTCGTGCAGCGGAAGAACGCGCAGCCGGATGCCGGACTTGGTAGTAGTGGGACGTGTAGGCGCAACACCCACACGAGACCGGAAGGTCTCCACCGCCACGTCCAGCGCTGCGAGCTCCCGGGCCACGGGGTCCGTCGGGGGCTCCTGGTCAGCGGGGAGCGGGTGGAGCTTCAGGGTGGTGTCGCGCATCGCGGGTGCCTCACTTCGCCGGGCGGGGTTGCTTCTGCGCCCCAGAGCTTCGCACGTCCTCCGCCAGTTCGCGGTTGGACTGTGCGAGCTCTTCCGTGGATTCCCGGAGAGCGTTCAACGTGTCGCCCGTGGCCGTCAACGCGGTGGTCACTTGTCGGACAACATGGACGAGCTGGTCCCGCGTGGTCGTCCCCTCCGCCACGCGCGCCGAGTTCAGTGCGGCCAGGGCGGTGGCGTGGGACTCGTGGGCCCGCACCAGCTTGTCTCCCGCGGCGCACGCCGCCTCCACCTGGGCGTTGCGCAGTGCCGCGTTCTCCCGTTCCTTCGCCTCCAGCTTCTCGCTGGCCTTGTCGCGATCCCGCTCCGCGCGGCGGTCCTGGTACACGATGACCGCCGCGAGCACGGACACGGCGGCCAGGAGCAGCCCGGACGCCGTGGTTTGGGAGGCGGGTACGGCTTCGGCAAGCAGGGAGAGAATGTCGCCCATGCCGGGCAGACTACATCACCGCGGGTGTAGGTCTGGGTGGTATCAGTTCGGCAAGTTCTCACTGGGTGTGATGACCAACCCTGATGTGGGCACCAGACACACACGGTCGCCGCTGCCGGTCACCATCCACACGTCAAACAGCCAGCGCCCCGGCTGGATGTTCACGTTCCCCGCACTCGCGTCCAGGAGCACCACGTCGCCGGACACCCCAGAGAGCACGACGGTGAAACCCGGGACGTTGACCCCCGGCGGGCTCGTCTTGCGCACCGTCAGGGTCACCTCCCCCGAAAGTGCTACCGGGGTCATGTCTGGGTAGAGCGCGCGCACCGCGAGGGTGAAGGGCTCGCCCTGGCGCACGTCCAGCGTGGTGGCGGTCTGCCCGGGGGGTGGGAGGCCCGGGTCGCGGTTTCGCCCGTCCTCTACCACCCCGACGACCGCGAATGTGCGGCGCATAGTCAGCCCTCGTTTCGATGGACGCCGCGCCGGTGCGGGGAAGTCCGGTCCAGACCACGGCGGCGTGTGAGCCCCCATGGTATCACCGGCCCCCTGACAATCGTGTGCCTACCTCGGCCCGATCACTCGTAGGTCGCCCGCCGTCAAAGCGGGTACGACCGGGCCGAGTGGGTCACCGCTGGGGTCGTACTCTCCCGGCAGCCACGGGTTGAGCACACCCTCCCCGCTCACGCCGGGGAAGCAGTCCGGCGCATCCCCCTCCCGCGCACAGAGGTGATGGACAGTGCGGTGGCGCCGGTGCTCCAGCCAGTGGAGTGCCTCGTGGGCGGCGATAACCCGGAGCTGGGCGTCGTCGTGCGCACAGGCGTAGTCCACCCAGACGTATGCCGCCCCGGGCTCGTAGGCGCCGCCGCCGTGCGGGCACCCCGGGCCGCTGTCGAATGTGCGCAGGGTGAGGTGCGCGCCCGTCTCACCGAAAGCCCAGGTGTCGCCGGTGGACGCGAGGATGGTGGTCAGCGCCGTGAGGGCTCGACGGTGCTCCGCGCGCCACGCAGTCGGCGCGCCGGGCGTGTCTGCCTCGAAGGCCACCACGTACGTCTGGCCCGTTGGCGGCGCCGTGGGCGGGTCACACGCCGCGACGAAGTGCGCACACAGTGCCCCGAGCAGGCCCGCGAGAATCGCGCCCGATCCGACCCCTAGACGGCCCATGCCGGTTGCCTCCGTGGTTGTGCAAAGTTGATGTCGTACACGTACCCGTAGACGTGCCCGCTGGCGTTGTCAGACAGAATGTTCGCGTTCGTCGCGGTGACAGTGCCGAGGGGCGAGCCCGTGATGGAGCATTTCGTGACCGCGCCGCCCGAGCGCATGAGCGCTACGACAGTGGGGAGCCCGCCGCCGAACTGGACGAAAAACCGGAGCTCTTCCAGCGCACTCCAGGCGACCGGGGAGGTGGTGTTGTTCACGCCGCCCACGCGGACGGTGAGCACGCCCGTGGCGCAGTTCAGCGCGATGTAGTTGTTGGCGTCCATCCACCAGAGGTACGCGGTGCCTGCGTACCCGACGGCGCCGCGGGGCGCGTACACCAGCTCCATCCCGAGCTGGCCGCCCGAGATGAACGGCGCGACGTACGCAGCGCCCATCGTCAGGTAACGCGCGGGGCGCGTGCCTGACGGGAACCACTCCGTTGCGAACGGGAGCGCCTCCCGCTGCGCGAAGTCCACGTAGGCTGATCGCGCGCCGGGGGCGAGCCCCCCGAACGCAGTCTGGTCTCGCCCGTCTACTGGCACGATCGCAGACGAGGAAGTGGCAGTCCCCGTGGCAGCGAGGCGGGCCCACGAAGCAGCCGCGCCTCCGTTGTTCGGCACGCGCGGCGTTGGGGTCAGAAACAGGTTGAACCCGGGCGGCCCGCCGTTCGCTGAGAGCACGTAAGAGCTGACGGTGACGACTCCCGCCGACCCGCTGGCGGCGTTCTCTCCGACGCCGAACACCCCGCTGGGGGCGTCTACGCGCCATGCGTTCGTGCCCCCCAGCGGCGTAGTCTGCGCGGGCACCTGCGCGCGCGAAGCGCCCCCGCCCAACGCCCAGTTGGCCGTGCCGAAGTTCCGGGGGTCGAGCACGAGCTGCGTCGATGGGCCGTCTACGATCACCCCGCCGTTGCGCGTGTCGTCCGGGCGTCCCCACAGGATCGTGTTGGGGACTCCCGCAAGGAAGCTCACATCGAACACGAGGCCCGCGCCCCACTGAATCGTCTCCGAGCTGGCCGCCTTCGTGACGGTGAACTGAGGCATCCCCGTGAACGACGAGGCGAAGCCGAACGAGCCCACGCGGAAAGTGAACCGCGCCGCCATCACGAGGTCCGGGGGCGCCAGAAGCCCCGAGCCGCCGAGGGGCGACGAAGGGATGAACTCGGGGGGCACGGGTCAGCCCTCCGCGATGACCTGGACGACGATGCCGCTGGTGACCGCCCCGCGCTTCAGCCAGACCCCGCGAACGCCCTGCTTGAACACCAGCCCGCAGGAGGGCGTCCCAGGGGTGAGCTGGGCGTGGTCGCTCACCCCGTCGAAGCTGACCAGGGCGTTCGCCCCCGTCGGCCCCTCGTTGATGATGGCGATGGTTTTCGGGTCGAAGGGGACGACCACCTGGGGCTGTGTCGGGTAGGCCCCCACCGCGTCCAGGGTGATGACTTGTCGGTGAACGGGCATGTGGGAAGGGTACTACAGGCGAGGCTCGACGGTCAGTGTCAGGGGCTCACCGCTGGGGACGGAGAGCACGGCAGCGCCGATGGTCACCACGTAGCGGTAGTCCCAGAGCCCGGCGTACAGGTCAGACGCCCCGAATGTCACGTCCACGAACCCGTCGGCCGGGTCGCCCACGATGACCGGCGTTTTCGTCAGGCGCGTCTGGAGCTCGCGCTGGACGGCCACGAACTGCACCGTCGCGCCGGTCAGGTCGAGCGGGAGCCCGTCCACTGCGAGCGCGTCCCGGAGCACGGGGAGGGTGTCCCCGGCCACGATGGTGAAACCCCCCTCGCATCCACAACCGCTCATGCCGTCCTCCGGGTGACCGTCGCCACGGACGTACCACGAGGCGAGACAGAGCCGACGGACGACGTGCGCGGGATGGCCGTCGTGGTCGCCCCGCGGGGTACGCCAAACACGCGCAGCACGCCCGAGCAGGTGGCCAGCCCGGCGGAGCTGCCAGCCAGGGCGGCGGGCACCAGGATGTTCCCTGAGCATGTGGAGCTCCCGGCGCTGACACCGGAGAACCCACGAAGTCGCGCCACCTGTCCCGAACACACGCTGACGCCAGCACTGGCCCCGGTGAGAGCGACGCCCACGCCCAGCATCCCGGAGCAGGCTGCGGCGCCCGCGGAGCTCCCGGAGCACAGGAGCGCGCGCCGCAGGGTGCCCGCGCACACGCCCACTCCAACGGAGCTCCCGGCCACGCCCCGGTTGCGGCGCATGTCACCGGCGCACGCCGCGACGCCCGCGGAGCTCCCGGCGAGCGGTACGCCTCTGGAGAGGTTCCCTGAACAGGTGGCTGCGCCCGCCGTCGTTCCCGCGAGGGCGACGGCAACCCCTGTCGCGAAGCCCTCGAAGAGAATCCGGCTCATGGCGCGCCCCTAGATGTTCACCAGGATGAAGCGGTCCCCGTCCGCGGGGGCATCGGTAAACGCTGTGTCCACCGTGACGGTCTTCGTGGTGCCGTCGAAGTCCACCACCTTGCGCACCTGATTGGCGAGCGCACCCGTGGTGAACGTGAGTAGGCAGTTACGCCAGTAGTCGTCCACCGCAGATAGGAGCGTGGTCTGAAACGCCGTGGCGGTCCCACCGCCCACCACAGTGGCGCTCGGATGCCCGCTCGTTCCGATGAGCTGGTCGAACGGGTCGCAGCCTGGGGCCTCGACCATCACATGCACCCAGTCGAAGTCCATCTCTGCGGCGGTGAGTGCGAGTGCGTAGCGGCCCGCATAAAGGTGGTACGGGAGGTTCGTCGGCGGGGCCACGAACGCCGGGTTGATGAGGTAGACCCACGACGAGCTGAACGAGAGCCCAGCTTTGCGCAGCGGCCGGTTGCTCGTGTCCACCAGGGGGAAGGTGATCGTGATGGGGGTCGCGCGTCGCGTGCTCATGCGGCTACCTCACGAGACATAGGAGACGCCGGACGAGTCCGGGCTGTCGTCCGAGACGGTGAACTCGATGGACACCTCCCCCGCGGCGAATGTGCTCGGGAGAACGTCAGCGCCAACACCGTCACAAAGGACAAGGGACTGTCGGTAGCGGAGGGTGATGGGTGCGCGCGAGCCGTCGAAAACCACCTGCGCCCCGACCATCATCGGGGAGAGCGTGGAACCTGCCTCGGCCCCCGGCGTCGGGCGTACGACACGACGCAGGCGACCAGCTTGGAGCTGCGACACCACCGTCCAGCCCGCGGCCCCGTGGGTCGTGTCATAGTCGTACGGCACGCCGGTTGAGCGCCCGAAGGGCACGCCGCGCAATGCGCCCGCCACCCCGCGAATGCCCTCGGGGCATGGAAACAGAGAGTCGTGCGGGGCGGGGGTGATAGGGTCGCCCTGAACCCCGAGGTCGCTCGTGTGGTCGCCTTCCATCTTCACAAGGCGAAGCCCCGCGAGAGGCGTCGCCTGCGCGTCTACGATCCAGTCAAACCGCTTCACGTCCCAGGTGTCGCCGCCGGACCACAACGCGAAGAGCGGGCGAAGGGGGTCCGCCACACCCGTGTTGACGCGGGCCGAATACAGGTATGTCGCGCCGGTGCCTACGTTCTGCACTACGGCTTCCACGCGCCCCGCGTGAGGTAGCCCGCTCTGGGTCTGAACGAGGCAGATTGCGTGGCCCGCGAAGACGAGCCGGACGGGCTCCACGTCTGACGCCGCACGGCACGCCAGGAGCGCCGAGTTACGCAAGCCGCCCCGCCCGCACCCGCCGAGGGTTTGGCGGGTGCTCATTGGGGCGAGCGCCGCGGTGGAGCTACCGGCGGGGAAGTCCGCCAGTCGGGTGATGGTGTCAGGCGGGATGTAGGGCTCGAAAGCGGGCCGCACGAATCCAGCCAACGCGGTGTCGGGGTCGTTCGTATCGAGCTTCACCCCTGGCACCAGGGCGAAGTCGCCGGAGGGGTATGGGGCCCAGAAACGCTGAACCTCCATGCGCCCAACGCCCAGCAACGTCTGCCCGCCCGGGGGTAGAACGTCCACCCGGCGCACGTCCACGCGAACACCCGGCTGGTCGTTGTAGAGCGCGGCGATGCCCGGGTAGAGCCCGCCCGACTGCCCCATGGGCACCACAAGGTTGTACGCCCGCGCACCCACGGGTCAGCTCGCCGTGAACTCGATCTCCACGTCCGCCGTGCCCACCGCGGTGGAGCCTGCGTGGAACAACTCGAAGCCCTGGCCCGTGCGGCAGACGATGGGCTCCACGTTCGTGTCGCCGTACCCGCTCTCCCAGACCTGGGCGTACGGCACGAGGCACTCCCACTCGTCTTGCGTCGCGCCCGACACCGCGGGCTCGTCGTTGGAGTAGATGTACCGGCGGAAGATGTCGGACCCGGTGATGGTCTGGTTCGTCCCCGCGGTCACGCCCGAGAGCGCGGGCGAGTTCGTATCGTGCGCCACGGGGGTGACGCCGGTGCCACCTGCGGCGGCGGTGATGCGGCGGCACTGCATCGTGGTCAGCACACCCGTCACAGCGGCCGTGCCGTTGTTGAAGTGCCACGCGCGGTAGACGCGCACGGTCTGGACGCCGGTGCTGTTGAACACGTTGAGCATGTCTTTTGCGCTCGCGTAGGCCACGGCCCCGCTCGTCGCTCGCCACGTCGCTGCCATCGGTCAGTTCCTTCCCGCGGCGAACGCCACGAGCTCGCCTTTACTGTCGCCCCGTTCGCCCACGACACGCTGACGGAGCCCATCGGGCTGCTCCAGGCGCACGATGGCGTCGCGGAGCTCGTCGCGCTTGAAGCCCGGGGGGAGACCGCGGAAGCGGTCCTTCTGCACCCGGAGGACGTGCTCGCGCGCCTTCTCCAGCGCCATCTGCGGGAGGGCGTGCGGCACGTCGAGCATCCAGTAGTTACGCCCGGCGTCCCAGGTGCAGCGCATGTTGCGCATCACGACTCCGTGACCGTGAGGGACGTGTTCGCGAAAAACGCCGTGTCGCCCGTGTCCACCGCCTTGGGGGCGGTCAGGTCGCCCCAGTAGAGCTGGTTGCCGCCGCTCGCGGCGTCCATGACGGCGAACGCCACGACGGTGCCCCAAGGCGCGCTTGCCTGGGGGAACGAGACGGAGCCCACGGGGTTGATGGCGCCGCCCGAAGGGGCGGCCCAGCCACCGGCGGAGCGGGCCACCGCGACGCGCGCGTACGACCCGCCCGACACCTCTGTACCCGGCGTGCTGTCCGTCGGCGCGACGGTGAAGAGCGCGATGTAGAGCGAGCCGCTCAAGCCCAACGACGTGTTGCGAAACACGTAGTCCAGCAAGGCGTTACCGAAGTAGTCGCTTTTACTCCCGGCCATGTGGGTGACGCTACCACATCACCCAACCATCACGGCCCCACCACCAGCTCCGCGCTCACGATGTTGGCCTTGAACACGGTCGAGTTCGCGTCCACGAGGTATGCGATCAGGTTCTTGTCGCTCCCGAAGGATGCGGACAGGTCCGCGGAGAGCACCTCCGTGGGCGCCACGCCGCTCGACGTGTTGAGCGTCGCGATGAGGGCTCCGGTGTCGTCGTACAGCGTGAGCTGGGCGTCTACAGACGGGTCTTCTGCCCACATCTGCGCGCGGAGCTTGATCGTGCGCCCACCCGTCAGGTCGTGCTCCGCGGTCTTGAACGAGCCGCCGCCGACGAAGATGGAGCTGATGCCGACCGTGAAAAATCCACCCTTCACCAGCGGAACGTAGGTGTACGTCGGGCTCCCCCCACCGCCGCTCGACGTGTTGTACTGCCCGAGGATGAGCCACACGGAGCTCTGCGGGGCGAAGTCGTAGGCGTCGTTCCACTTGAAGGTGATGGTGTTCTTCGCGGTGTCGTAGTCCGTGCCGCCCGACGTGTGCGCAGCGAGCGAGAGGTTCTGCTTGTTGGTCGGCCCGGTGTACTTCACGCGCAGCCGTCGATCGGGCTGGAACCCCGTCGGGTTCGGCATCGTGACGGTGAACGTGGAGCCCGACCCTGGGATCACGATGGCAAGCGTGGTGTCCTTCGCGATGGTCGCCGTCGTCGTGATGAGCTGCACCCGCTCCGGCTGCGTCGTCGTCTCACCGTTGTAGGTGATCCCGGTGTCGATCTGGAGCGCGGCGCTGGTCGTGTCCGCGTAGATGACCGGGCCCTGCACGTTCACCGTGCCCGTCCCTGCGCCGGTCTTCTCGATGTGCTTCGTGGTGTTCGCCCCCGCCTTCACGCGCACATTGGCCCCGAGGTTCACCGTCTGGGCGCCGTCGATGGTCACGGGCGGGTTGGAGCCCGAGAGAGCTGCTGTCTCGTGCCGCGTGTTTGCTCCGAGGGTGACTACGGAGCCCGTCCCCGTGAGGTACACGCGCCCGCCGAGATGCTTGTCCGCGTCGAGCCCGTCCAGCACCGGGTTGAACACAACAGTGGCAGAGCTGGCGTAGATGGCGTCCGCTTGGGCCGAGCCCGAAGCGCCCGTAATGATGTGCCCGTCGTAGTAGACCCCGGCGCTCACCACGCGCAGAGCCTTCGCGGACGATCCGCCGGGGGTGGTGAGCGCACAGCGAGTGGCACGCACGACGACCAGCCCGCCGAGCGAGCCGTCCACATGGAGGCTTGCGTAGGACGCGGAGGTGGCGGCGCAGTCCGACTCCACATCGTCCAGCCACAGCTCTGCGTCTGCCGCGGGCCGCGCGTAGACGGCGTCCACCGCAGCGCTCGCTTGAACGACGCGGCAGTGGGCGAGGCCCGCAATCGGCGTGTTGGGGCTAGACGACGGCTGGTAGTCCACTCGCCCCACGATGGTGTTGGCGCGGCGCGAGGCCCCGAGGCCCACGATGAACGTGCCCGCGCGCAGCGTAGGGTTTTCCGTGATCGTGCCGGTGAAGAACCCGACGCGGGGGGCGAGCGCAGTGGCGCCGTCCGCTACCATGGCGTTCATCATCGCGGTCAGGGTGGCGTATTGCGGGTTCGACCCACCGGGCCCCGAGCCCGCGGGACCGGCGAAGTAGAAGGGCTCGCCCCCGAGCCAGCTTCCCCACGGCAGCCACGCGCTGCCCGAGTACCACTCGAAGCGCGCGTTGGTCGTGTTGAAGATCACGAGGGACGTGGCGGGAGAGCTGATCGCGTCGCGCTGCGTCGTCGTGAGGCGCGGCCCGAGCCACCCGGTCGTGGTGCTCTGCATCTCGAAGGACGCCGAGGCGTTCGCTGCTCCCGTGCCGACGATGAATCGCGTTTGCGCGCTCACCTCGCCGCTGACTCGGGAGATGTTCGAGATGCCGATGTGAACGCCAGACGTGAGCGTGAACTTCCGGGTGGACCCCGTGAGGATGTCTACGCCAGTGGACGTGAGCTCCAGGCGGTTGTTCGTGGCGTTGCGCAGGGCGAGCGTCGCACCGCCCGAGAGCCGAAGGGGTACTCCGGTGGTCCCAAGCTCGTGCTGGCCGCTCAGGTATTCGTAGACGGTGACGAGCCCGGAGCCGGTGTCTTCGATGATCCGCGCGCCCGTCCCGAGGGTCACGTCTGCGGCGAACGTCTTGGCCCCCGTCACGGTCTGCGCCCCCGCGAGCTTCACGTAAAGCGCGTCGTTCGACCCCTCCAGCACCTCGCCTGCGGACGTGCCGAAGTCCGCTGCGAAGGTGTTGCCCGTGAGGGTTAGCCCCGCGCCCGCGCTGTAGATCGTTCCCGAGGGAGCGCTGTACCCGACCACACCCGCGGTCACGCCCAGGTACGTGCCGTTCGCACCCTTCGCCAACCGCGTCCACGCGCCCGCCTTGCGGACGATGACGTCCTCGTCCTGCTCCCCCGAGATGGCGAGCGAGATTACGCGGTTGGCCGACAAGTCCACCGCCGCGTATCCGCCTGCGATGGCGATGGGGCTCGTCCCCTGGAGCGTGCGAGTGGTGGGCACGAACGTCCCCACGGCTACGGCGTCGTCGTACAGGCCCGCCCCGTCCACCGCGAGGTTCCACGGGCCCGAGCCCGACACGATGCGCGCGAACACTCGGCGCACGGTGCCCGCCGCTGTGCTCATCGTGCCGACGCTATCCGCCAGGAACACCACGGAGCCCACCGCCGGGGAGCCCGCGACGCTCGCCCCTTGGAACAGCCCGCGCGTGCGCACGTTCATCAGCGTGCCGCTGATGATGGAGCCGCCGTCCACGGCGCCCTCCACGATGCCCAGGAGCCCTCGCACGTTGCCAGCCGTGTCCGCCGCCGCCTTCGTCCAGACGGGGAGCACCTCCTGGCCGGGAAGCCCGCTCTTGATGGTGGCTGACCCCGAGAGCCGCACCACGTCGCCGCGCGCGAGGGCGGCGTCCGCCTGCCCCACCAGAATGCCCGGGTCCGCGCGGGTCGTGTCCACGAGGCCCAGCACGGTGTTGGCGTCCGTCGCCCACCCCCGCGGTGCGCTCGCCGCCTCTGTGGTCTCGCTCCCCGCGGGGATTCGGATGCGCGTCTTGAGCTGGCGCACCGCTGCGATGACTTGATTCGACTGCGCGGGGTCGCCGTTCACCTCCAGCCGAAGGAGGTAGGTGCCCTCCTTCCGCGGGGTGAACGTGACGCTGGGCGATGTGGTCCCGGAGAGCGCGTCCGCTGCGCCGTCCGGCTGGTCAACAATGGACCAGAGGTACGACCCTTCGGCGGTCGCGTTGGTCAGCGCGACCGGCGTGTTGAGGGGCAGGTCGGGGTTCGACCCTGCGACGCCGTTGATACGGATGGTGGCGGACATGGTGGGAGTCTATCCCACCATGTCCTACACGCCTTGCTACGTCTGCCACTCCACGATACCCGCCAGCACGATGTCCGCGCTGATGGGGGTGGTGCCCGACGAGTACATGGTCCCGGCGAACTTGATGGCGGCTTGACCCTCCGTGAGCGCAGGCCCGACCACCACGCCGTTGGCCGCGATGGCGGACAGATCGCCGCTGGAGAGCGTCCCGACCGCCGGGACGTTGGCGAAGTTCACTTGCGAGCTGCCCGGGTTCGGGCCCTCCGGCATGAGCAACGCCGCGGGCTGGGCGGGTACGCCGCCCGCGATCACGGCCACGTTGTAGTTACCCCCCGAGAGCACTTGCCAGACCGCGAGCGAACACCCGGGCGGGAGGTTCGCAGCCTGGATGGTCGGCGCGCCGATGCCGGACACGGTGCCCCGGATGGTGACCCGGAACGCAGCGCGGAGCTGGCCGTTCGGCGCGAGCAACCCGCGCGTGTCGCGCACGTTGTTCTGGTTGATGGTCGTGGCGGCGGCGGCCACCAGCACCTCGGCCACCTTCACGTAGCCCGCGGTGACTGCCGGGGCAGCCGGGCTGCCCGCGGGGGTGCCCGTCTTGTAGTTGATGGGCTTCAGCGTGCCGCCCGAGCCGTTGACGGATGTGCGCCCGTCGAGCAGCCACGCGAGCGTCTTCTGGACCACGGTGGCCACAAACTGGCCCGTGCCGGTGTCCAGCACGTCGCGGCTCAGTGGGTTCTCCACGCGCCGGTCGTACTTCACCTCCACGATGTCGATGCGCGGGTTGCTCGGGTCCGCCGCGGGCACCGCGAGTGTTTGGGCCGCCTCCAGGGGGACGGGCTTGTATCGCTCCGAGTCGTTCAGCCCGAGCGCGCCCCCGATGTCCGTGGCGTAGTCGCTCACGGTGTCGAGGTACCCGAGCCCCGGCCGCACCTGAACGCTCATGGCCGCGGGCGAGCTGGGGCCCACCTTGAAGCCGTCCCCGATGAAGCCGACCTTGGGGGTGCTCCCGTCGTTGGCGAACGGGGTGCTGCCATTCGTGCGGCCGGAGAACAGGAGCCGCTGAATCCAGCGCAGCGTGCGCGACTCCTGCGACCCCTGGAGGTTCGGATCGTCCGAGAGGGGCCGCTCCCTCGGGTTGATGATAACGCTGTCGTACTGGCTGTTGCTCACGTCAGGCTCCGCGCAGTTCCACCGCGGCGGTCACGCCCGCGGCCTTGATGGCTTGCAGACCCAGGTACAGCGCTCGGTAGAACGCCTGCCTGGGCAGGTCGAACCCATCGTACCCGCCTTGTGGGCCGAACGCGGAGTCCAGCGTTGCAGGCACGTCGTACGCGCTCACCGCACGCCGCCCCGTGACGGACCCCTGTACCGTGGTCCGGTCAGCGGGCGTGACCGCGGTGTCGTCGTAGGCCATGCCCACGTCCTCCAGCGCGGCGAGCAACGGAACACCCACGATGAACGCGGCGCGCATCTCCACGCTGTCCAGCCAACGGTTGCTGATAGGCACGCTCCCCGGGTCCGCAGGGTCGGGCCAGTCGTAGACGAACACTTCCTCCCATGGCGCGAGCCACGCGGGGAGTGGGCCGCCGTAGTACGTGGGTGTCCCTGCGTTGCTGGAGGGGTAGTCCCAGCACGTCTGGTAGTCCTTTTCCCACGTCTCCACGAGGTCGAAGGTCAGCCCGTAGCGCGCGAACAGCGTGGTCAGGAAGCGCCGGATGGCCGCTGGGCTCACGGTGTCGGGGAGCGTGCGGACCCGGTAACGGTAGTCCGTGTCCGACTCGCCCGGCTGGCGCACCACTCCGCGGTCAGCGCCGAGCCCGTCCAGCATCGGCGGGCGCCCGCCAGTGGTCGCGACGATGTTCCGCACCTTCACGCTGGCGTCCCAGAACGCAGGCGACTCCGTGGGGGTGGACTGCCGCGCGATCAGCACGGTGTCGATGTCGCCCGGGAGCACCTCGCCGCCCTTCGAGATGCCCTGCCCTGGGACGTTGTACTCCCAACCCTCTGCAATGGAGAGCACGGGCACCGCCACGGGGCCCAGGTCCGTGGGCCCGAACACCGCGTCCTGCGTCGTAGTGAAGCGCCGGTCCCCCTTCGACGTGGTGACCACGGTGCCCGCCAGCACCGTGCCCTCCCCCGCGGCGTCCGTCGGCCGGTAGAACTCCACGAGGCCCGTGGCCCGCGCGCCGCCCGCGGCGTACAGGGTCAACGACCCGTTTTCCACGCGATTCACTGCGAGGGACAGGCGCGCGCCCAGTGCCGCGAACCCGGCCAGGAGCTCGTAGCCGGAACCCGCGTCTGCGTTGAGCTGGAGGGGCCCGATGTAGTCCCGCGGGAGCAGCCGGTCATACAGGGCGAGGAAGTAGCCCAGGTCGTGGAGCACCGCGTCGCTCGCTCCGTTGGGGGCGCTCCCCGTGGGGAACACGGGCATGGGCCCCGGGGTCGGCGGTGCGGGCGCGTCGGCCAGGGCCCACGCGAGGGAGGTGTCCACCGTGCTCTCGCCCGTGTCCCCGAAGGCGTAGACGCGCAGGTTCGGGCCGTCGGGCCACTGCGTCCCACGGATTAGGAGCAGCCCGATGCCGCCCGCGAGGGTGACCAGGGACGAGCCCGCGTACGCGGGCGTGAAACCCAGCGCCGAGTCGTAGGCCAGCTCCGTGATCGCCGCGCCCGGGAAGCGCACCAGCACTAGGACGCGCTCAAACGGCGTCCCGTTTTCGTACACCTCCACGTAGACGGGCTCCGTGGTAGCGATGGGGCCCGGCGGTGTGGGGCTCGCGCCCGAGATGATGGGAGGTGCCATGCGTCAGGGGTAGTTCGGCGCGTCGGGGTTGGTCGAGCCCTGGAGCGCGCGGTCGGGCTGGAGCGAGCTGGCCACCACGAGAGCGAGGGCCGTGCGGATCACCTCCAGCGGAGACGCGATCACGTCGCCCGCCGGGGAGAGCACCTCGGCACCCGTGACCACCAGCCCGGGGATGGGCCGGAGCTGGTCGATGATGCTCGCCACGAGCAGCGGGGCCCCGGGTGGGAGCCCGTTCACGTAGGCTACGACGGCGCCGCGAGCGTTGAGCGCCGCGAGGTCCACGTCTGCGCCCGCGTCGAAGCGCAGGCCCAGGGTGATGCCCTGGAGCCGCACGATGCCCACCGTCACCTGGACGTAGATGCCTGCGGCGCGCACGTCGTCCAGTGCGGCCAGCACCACCTGGGCGAGCGTCTGGCTCTGTGTCTGGTAGCTGGTCGGGTTGGAGTCCACGAGGGCCTCCGTGAAGGCGTCCGAGATGACCAGCTCCACGCCGCGCGCGGGCCGCCCGAGCGTGTCCACAGACTCGAAGGCTTCGGCGGTGCGCACGCCGGGCACCACGAGGGCCCCAGCTTCGACGGCTCCGAGCGTGCCGCGCCGCGCGGTGGTGAAAAACCGGCGCGCGCGGTCGCGGAGAGCCTCGTCGCTTTCCTCGTCGTCGGCGCCGGTGGACGCCACGGGGTTGCTCACAGTCAGGTCCGTGGGCTGGCCTGTCAGGGGCGTGACCAGGGACGTGATGGCCCCGGTGCGCACCTGTTGGTCCGCGCCCGAGAGCACGGAGCGCACCTCCACGGTCACGGGCCCCGTGCCGCCCATGGGGTAGTTCGCGGCCACCCAGGTCAGGAACTCGCGCCCGTCGGGGGTGGAGAGCTTCGTCCCCCGCGGGATGGCGAACGCGCCCGGCGCGGGGTTCGTCGTGCGGAACTGCACACTGGTCAGCGCTTGCGATGCGGGCTTGCGGGTGAGCGAGTAGCGATCGAACACCAGCCGGTCCAGCTTGCGCCCCTCCGCGGAGTCCAGGAACAGGCTGGCCTCCACCTCCGCGAGCTGGCCCACCACTTCCTCGCCGGTCGCGGCGCCCGTGGCCACCATGACGTTCGTGTCCGTGCCCGCGCGCTCGATCACGGCACGGGTCAGCTTCGCGTTGCGGGCCAGGGCCTCGTCGCGCGCGATTCGGAACAGGTCATCCCACGTTGGAAAGTCCACGCCGTCTCCTACTGTGCAACCCGCAGGTCCGTGCCGAACGAGAACGCCTCACCGTCGGCGCGGCGCACCACAGTCAGGTGGACGCGCACGATGCCGTCCGCTTGGACGGTGACGGCGGCCCGCACGCCCTGAACGTCGGGCTCCATCATCACCTGCCGCTCGATCCGCGCGCGCAAGGTGCCGGGGTCGCGCACCGCGAGCTTGGCATCCAGCCCCGTGCCGTAGCCGGGCAGGTGAAAGAACTCGCCGGGTAGGGTGGTGAGGCGCCGGATGATGAGCTTGCGGAGCAGGGGGACGCCGCGCTCCGTCTCGTAGCCTCCGCCGCTCCCCGTAACGAGCACGCCCGAGAGCTCCCCGGGCGCGGTCTGCGCGTTGCGCAGGTCCGCGGGGCCCTCCTTCGGCTGGGGGCGCGCCTGCGCGGCGCCGTCGATGGTGGCCGTTCCCGGACCCACGAGGCCACCGCCCGAGGCGGACAGGACGGCGCTCGCGTCCACCACGAGCTGCGCGGGGTACCCGGGAAACTTCTCGTAGCTGTAGAGCTCGAATTGCCGCCCGTCCCCGGCCACGTCGCGCACCGTGTAGAGGGTGAGCGGCGCGCCGCCGACAGTGACAGCCCAGCTCGCGGGGTTCAGCGCGTCGCCGTCCCCGAGCACACCCACCGCCAGCGCGGGGTCCGTGAAGGTCACCCGGACGGTGCGCTCGCTGTTGGCGAACACGTCCTCCACGGAGAACGTCCCCGTGGGCGCGGCGACGCCCCAGGGGCCCACGCCCCAGAAGTCCCGCCCGTAGCCCTGGCCGTTCGTGGGCATCACTTCACCTCGGTGTCAGTCGCGCGCATGTCGGGCGCGATGGGGGGCGACGGGGGGCTGGGCGTCGCGGGCACGCTCGTCGTGCTGGTCGGGCTCGCGGGCGCGGCGGAGACGTGGGTGTGCGCGTTGTACGCCGCGAGCAGGGTGGTTCCGACGGAGCCCTGGGTGGTCAGACGGTTCTCCACCGTCTGCGCCCAGTCCTGGAGCGTCTGGCCCAGCACCGCGGGCTGGAGGTTCGTGTCGCCCAGCTTCACCTTCCCGGAGCCGGTCGCCTGGAGCCGCACATCGCCCGAGCCTGTGGATTCGATGAGCACACCGCCCTCCCCTGCGACGCGCACCCGCACGTTGCGCCCCGGGCGCACGTACAGGAACACGTCCTCCGTGGGGTCTTGCGTGCCGTCGCCGCTGACCGGGCCCGTACCGCCTGTGGCGGGCGGGGGGTTCTGCTTCGTGGGCAACACCGCAACGATGACGGGACCGCTGTTGGGGTCGCCGTCCGGGATCACCGCCACGACGGTGGAGCCCACGGGGATAGGGCAGAACGAGGCGCCGCCGTCGGACGTGGCGTAGGCCAGCCCGACCATGCACGTCTCCTGCGCTCCCGAGGGCTGCCATGTCACGTCCGCGAACCAGCCATAGGCCGGGTCGAACGCCACATCGTCCACGCGCCCCAGCTTCACCCACTCGCGCGGGTCGATGCCCGGGCGCGAGACGGCGGCGGAGAGCTTCGCGGTGTCGAGGCTGCGCATCCTGGTCATCGGCCGGGCCCTGGGATGCCCACCGCGTCGGGGGCCTTGGTAGGCGTCTCGCGCGTGTAGACGGTCGCGCCCACAGGTTGACCCACGCGGTTCGCGTACCCGTAGCGCGGCACGTAGTAGTTCTGGAAGTCGAAGCTCATGGCCAGCCCGCGCTCACTGTCCCAGTCCTTCCGCACGCTGGCGACGCGGAACGAGCGCTGGAGTTCCAGGATCATGCCCCGTGAGGTGGCCACGATCACCCGGGCCATGTTCGTGTCGTGGACGCGCGCGTCGATGGCCTGCACTGCCTGGGCGAACGGCTGGCGTTGCGAGTCCGTGTACGCGCTCACCAGGGGCGCCGCCGCAGTGAGCGCGCGCGTGTCCGTCAGGAACTCCACGGCGTCACCCACGCGCAGGCGAATCAGGTCCGGGTCGCGGTTGTCGCCCCCGAAGGACGCGAGCTTCGGCGTGTCGCAGGAGCCGTCCATCTCCCACCGGCCAATTTCCTCGTAGAGCCCACGCGCGATTTCCAGGCACCGGGCCTGATCCCGAATGCCCGGGACCGGGATGTTGATGATTTCCTCCTGAGCCTGTCGGTTCGACGGCGCCACGCGGTTGGTTCGCGCGCCGCGGGTGGTGCGGGTCGCGCTCGCCTGGGCCTGCGCGGTCGGTGCCGCGGGGCGCTCCGGGGGCCAGCGCGCCTCCGTGCGGTACGTCCGCCCGTCCGTACCTGCGGAGTCCGTCGCGTCGAACGAGACGACGCGGATCACCTTCGGCTTCTCGTGGCCGCCGAACTTCCGCCCGAACTTCACCTCTTTGATGTCGCGCCCGTAGACGAGGCGCCGGATGGAGAACGGCTGGCCCGGCTGCCCTTCCTCGCCCCCGACGGAGCGGGGGCGGTCGGGAAGGAAGGGCGTGCGCGTGTCCGAGGTGATGCCCGCGCGCTCCTGGTCGAACAGCGTCCGACTGGGCCGGATGGTCAGGCTCGTCCCCTCGAAGAACGGGATGGCCCCCGCCAGAAAGCAGTAGCGCACGATCACGTCCCAGAAGGTCGTCTCCTGGGGGTTGCCCGGCACGTTGGGGCGCCCGCCGCGGCTGTTGCCGCGCGCGTTCTTCCGATGACGCGGGAGAAGCTCATTCGCGAGCACGGAGGGCACCACGCCGTTGGGCCAGTCCACCGCGTTCACGTTGACGGCGAACTGCTCGAAGAACGGGTGAAACGAGAGAAGCTGGGCGATCATGCGATCCAGGGGTAGGCCAGTGTCGAGCGACTCCAGCACCCCGCGCGCTTGGATGGGGTCCGCACCCAGCTTCGTGTCGATGAGCACACCGCGAAGGTCGCGCCCGTGCATCTCCACGGTGGACCTGTCGCCGTGCGTCACCGTCCACTCGTCCACGGTCCCGATGAGCTGGAGCGTCGCGCGGTTCGGCACGCCCGCGCTGTCGCGCACCTGGAGCACGGAGCGGCGCGAGCCCTGGGACCACCGTGTCACCCCGGCGCCGAACGCCTCGGGGGTGACCGTCCCCATGTGAACCTCCACGCTCGCGCCGCGCACCGTGCGCGGGTCGATGGGTAGGTCGCGCCAGGGGACGGTGATGCGGAAGGTGGACGCGGCGCGATACCCCGTGTCCTCCACTGCACACGCGATGGGCACGAAGGCGTGGGAGTAGGTGACGTTGCGGTCCCCGCCGTTCACTACCAGGGGCTCGACGTGGCGCCCGCTCGCTGCCATGGCCAGCGCCTCGTCCACAGACGCGGGCAGGATTCCCTGACGGCGCAGACGCGCCAGCCGGGGCTCGTCCAGCGCGCGGTCCACCGCGGTGCGGCCCTGCCCGGCGCCGACGCGGGCGGCCACGCTCTGCGGGTCGGGTGGACCTTCCAGAGAGACGGTCAGGAGCTCGTCAAACCGGAGTTTCACCAGCACGGAACACGACGGGTAGAACACGCCCACGGCTACACGTCCCCCGTCTGGAGGGTCGGAACCTGCACCGTCTGGCCCGGGACCAGCTCGCTGGAGCGCAGGTGGTTGAACAGGAGCAGGTCACGCCAGTGGGCGCTCGTCCCGTAGTAGCGGCGGGACACGTCGCGCAAGTCCTCCCCGCCACGCGCGCTGTAGACCCCGAGCAGTTGGTCCTGGAGCTGCGCCGCCATCACCTGTCGCCGGATGACCGCCTCCCGCTGGAGCCCCCGCGCGCGCCCGCGCAGCCGCGTCAGGTACACACCCGCGGCGAGCTGGCGCCCGAAGGAGAGCGCCGCCTGGGTCGGCGGGCGGTACGCGAACACCGCCGGGGGCGCCGCGGTCGCGCGATCCATGACCGCCTGGGCCTGCACCACCACGCCGGTGAACACGGAGAGCAGGCGCCGCGCGGTGTCGGCCGGGCCGCTCGCGCGCTGGGCGAGCCCCGAGAGCGCGCCCGTCGCTTGGTTGACGCTGTACTCCAGCGCCGCGATGCCGTCCTGGAGCTCAGACAGGAACGTCCCCTCCGTCGGGAACGCGGGCACGGCGCCGTCCACCAGCTTGTCCTGGGCGGTGACCAGTGCGGCGGCGGCGTCCCCAGGGGACGTGTCGAGCGAGAACAGCGGCGTGCCCTCGCCGTCCGCCTGAGAGTCCCAGTCGAAGTCCAGGGACCACTCCAAGTCATGGACTGTGAGCCATTGCTGGTCGAACCGGCTGACCACCCCGCGGCGGGTCTGTTGGTCCCACTGCACCTCCACGCGCTGACCCTGGCGGCGGAGCGTGTCGATGGCCTTCGCGAGCGCGCGCACGGACTCCACAGGCTCGCCGTTGAGCGTCGCGGGTGGGTCTTTCCCGCCGGAGATGTCCACGCCGCCGACAACGGCCCCGCGCGAGGTGCCCACGAAGGTCTGGAGGTACTTGTCGCTCCACTTCCCGTTGATGGTCGTGGGCTCTTCCGCGGGGCCCAACACGGTCTGCGTCGCCTCAGGGGAACCGGGCAGCCAATCCGTCACCACGCGCTGCGTCCCCGTCAGCTTGAACGGACGGAAGGGGAGCGCGCGCCCGACGAACCGAAACACGGTCGGGGGCCCGGAGAGGGCCGTGATGGTGAAGCTCGGAACCTCGATGGGGGGCATCAGCGACTACCGAACACGGGCGACAGCCCGCTCTGCAACCGCACTTCAGCCGCGCGCGCCAAGTCCTCCGTGAATGCGATGGCGATGCGGTCGGGGTCGTAGCCCTCCGCGAACTTCTGGAGGATGTCGAAGCGGCTGTTGCGAAAGTCGTTGTACGTGCCGTGGCGCCCGCGGGTGCCCGCGCTCTGGCTACGGGACGCGCTGACGTTCGCTTGCTGCGCACGGGCCTGTTGCTCGTTGCCCTGGGCGAGCAACCGCTGGATGCGCTCCATGAAGTTCGTTTGCTGCTCCGGTACCGCGGACTGCGACACGTCCACGCCCCAGCGGCTCTGCGCAGTGCCCGCCATGCTGCGACCGAACCGGCGCAGGGTGTCCGTGACGAACTCCACCACGTACCGGATGGCCTCCATGAGCATGTTCAGTGCGGGCACCACGTAGACCATCGCGCGCCGCGCGATGGCGAGGATGGCCTCCCCAAGCACCGCGAGGATGGGGAGCATGAACTCGCCGAACGCTGACGCGAGCCCGCCCAGCGAGCGCACGACGGCGCCGAACATGGGGGCGAGCTGGGCTCCCGCAATCTCCACCAGGGACATCAGCCCCGTCGCGAGCGAGACGATGGGGCCCAGGATGAACGAGAGCCCGTCGAACAAGCCGGGCAGGACACCCGCGAGCATGGACCCCATCACGTCGTTGATGCCGCTGGTGATACGGAGCAAGGGCTCCAGGAGCGGGGTTAGCTGGTAAAACACTTCGTTTAGGCCGCGCATCACGCGGTCCAGTGCGTCCCCGTCACGCGCCATGGACATGAACGGGCCGACAAGGGCGCCGATGGGCCCGAGCGCCACCCGGGCGCCTGCTCCGACGGCGGCGCGCTGGACGTTCGCGTCCTGCCCCAGCCGGGATGCGATCCCCCCGAGGTGCTCCCCGATGCCTGCCACCTGACGGAACCACTGTGACGTAGCGATACGCCCGCCGACTGCTTGGATACGCTCCCCGAGATAAGAGGCGTAATCCACGCCCTCGCGGAGCTGCTCCACCACGAACTCGGACAGGTACTCGCCCACCTTCACGATGGTGCGGCCCGTCGCGGAGAGGTGGCCGTCCTCTGTCATCAGGAGCCTGTTGATGGCCTGGAGCGCCTCCTTCGCCCCGTCGAACAGCGGGGCGGACGCCTGCATCGCGATCATCTTTGTTGCGGAGATGAGCCCGCCCGTGAGGGCGCCCCAGCTCCGCCCCGCGTTCGTGATGATGCCCGCCATCGAGTCCATCGTGGTGACGTTCCGAAGCAGCTCGATGCGCTGCTGCTGTGTCAGCGCGTTGAACGTCTGCGCGGTGAGCGCCCCCTGGTGCTGCGACTGCCGGTAGGCGGTGATGTAGGGCATGAGGCGTTGCCAGACGGCCACCTCCTGCCCCGCGCCGCCTCGGCCCGCCTGGGTGAGTCGGGCGACACCCGACGCGATCTCTTCTGCGCGCACGTTGAGCGACGAGGCGACCGCGGTGATGCGGTTGGAGAACTCCGTCGCGCGCTGGATGTTGCCGTCAAAACCGGCGGTGAAGTTCGCGAACCCCGCCTGAAACGTGTTCACGTAGTCCTGCGCTTCACCCGGGAGGGCCGCCGCTGCGGCGTTGATGTCCTCCATGGTGGAACGCGCAAGGTCGAGCCCCTGGTTGAAGGAGCTCGCCTGCCCGAACGTCTGGAACATGCCCGCGAGCACGCCGCGGGTGTCCTCCGCCTGCGAGTGCAGCTCCGCGAGCCCGTGGAGCGCCCCGAGCGAGCCGATGGCCCCGGCCACCCCCGCGATGGGGCCCATGAGCCCTGAGAGCGACGCGCGAGCGGACGCACTCGCCTGGGCGATGCCCTGCATGGGGGCGCTCGCACGGTCCACCGTCCTGAAGATGGTTTCGACTACGTGCTGGATGCCCGCCATGAGGGTGCCCTTTCAGCCCGTCGGAAGGACGTGCGTGAGGTACTTGAAGCCATCCAAACGCGGGTTCGCATACGGAACACCGACGGGACTTGTGCGTGTGCACACGGCCGTCATGCGCCGCCGTGCGTAGTCGATCGCGTCCGAGTCGTCCACCGCCATCCAGCTCCTACCGAGCTTGTGTGCAACCGCGGCTCCCGTTCCCGAACCCGCGAAGAGCTCCAACACCCCGTCGCCAGGGTTGGACGCGATCTTCACGATACGTTCGAGCAAGCGCTCCGGCTTCGGCGTTGCAGCACCCTCCCCGCGACCAAAGAGCTCGTACTGCTCGCGCTTCGCTTCCGCCGTGGTCCCTACTTCGTCCGCAGGCCACCACGTCCACGGAACAAGACCCTCCACCTCCGAGAGGTATCGGAGCTTGCGGGGTACCCCATTCCCGTTCGAGCCGAACCGAATGCGGTCCTGCCGAACAAGTTCGTCGTAGTTCTCTCGTGTAAGGGACCAACAGCCCCCCGCGGGTGGAACGTGACGCTTTCCGTTCGGCGCCACGATCTCGTAGTGCTGGTTCGGCCCGCTCTTCTCCAGTTGCGCAACCAGCGAGATCGTCTGCCAGGGTCCCTTGGGGTCGTTGTTCGGATTCTTGTACTGCCCCCTGAGCTTGTCGTTGGGTTCGAGCATGTTGCGTCGCTTCGCGAATGCCTCGGGGTCACGCGCGTAGATCAGCACGTACTCGTGGGCATCGCCGATCGCGCCTCGGTTCTCGCGGGTGGTCCGCTTCTGCCAGACACACGAGGCGACAAAGCTCCGCGGCCCGTACACGCGATCGAGCAGCGCGCGCATGTGATGCACGGCCCGATCGTCGATGCTCACCCACACTGTGGCGTCCGCCGTGAGGACGCGGTTCGAGGCTCGAAAGATCGCTTCGAGGTGTGCTTCCCACTCCTCGACCCTCTTGCGGTCGTTGAACTGCTTCCAATCGTACCCCGTGTTGTACGGGGGGTCAGCGTAGAGCAACCGGAAGTTGCTCTCGAAGCGCATCGGAAGCTCGCGCATCACGGCGAGGGCTTCACCATGCACGAGGTAATTCGAGGCGGCGTCCGGCTGCAACGATCGCGCAGCGTCACGGGTGAAGGGCATGTCGCGGTCTTTCAGTCCGTCGGAGCCGATGTGGAGCGCTCGTTCTCCTGCTTCACGATCTCCGCCACCTCTTCCGCGTACGCCTCCAGGTCCACCAGGGGCATCTTCATCGCGTCGGCGGGAGACAGGCTCCCGTAGCGCCCGCACATGGCCATGAGCCGCCAGAGGTACGTGCGCCGATCCGCTTTCTCACGGGAGAGCGCGAACTTGCGCGCCGCGAGGTCTACCCAGACACCACCTCGCGGGACGCCAGAAAACCCTGGATAGCCTCCTTCGCGGGCTGGTTCACCACACCGTACGCGGTGACAACGAGGGTGCGCAGCGCGGGGGGCATCGTCGCCCAGACCCGCTCCAGCGAGGCGTCGCCCGTGGAGAGCGCCAGGGGGGTCTGCTTCTCCTTCGGCGTGTCCTTCGCCCCCACGAACACGAAGCGGAGAGACTCCTTCGACTGCTCCGCCGCCATGCGGACCAGCTCGTTCTCGGAGCGGCGAATCGCCATCATTTCCTCGCCCGGCGTCAGCTCGATGATGCCGATGCGGAGGATGAGCCTGTCCGAGCCCGGCTCGACGGGCGCGACGAGTTCAGCGGGGACGGTGAAGATGGAGAGGGGACGGGTCATGGGTGTTGCTCCTTCGGATGCGGGTCAGCGAGCGAGGCCCCCACCACGGGGGCCCGCCGTCAGGTGGTGATGAGCTCCGGCGAGCTGACCCCGAAGTTCAGGGTGAGCGAGCCGTACTCCGCGCGGCCCCCGAACGAGATGGGGAGCGCGCCCCACTCCACGTCCGGGAACAACATGCGGGGGCGCTGGCCGTTCGGCATGTTCATCGTGGCCTTCAGGTTGAAGGCCACCCCGGGGGTGCGCTGGCGCGCCTTGTCGATGATGGCTTGGGCCACCTTGAGAGCGTCCTGGTTCTCGATGTGGAGCTCCAGCTTCCCCTCGGCGCCGTTGAAAATGGAGTCGTACCGCTGGGTGGTCTCACCCAGGTACCCCTCGTCCAGAAGCTCGTTCTTGAGCTCCACCTCGAAGGACTTGCAGGTGATGACGTTCGCCACCGGCTGGTTGTCCACGATGAGGATGAGCTCCAAGTTCTGCCCCTTCACCCTGCCTGCCATATAGTCATTACCTTTCGCGGTGTTACGTGTAACAGGAAGGGCGCGCGGGCCGGGGTTCCGACCGTCGCGCGCCCTATCCCCGCGGTGAGCCTCGCGGGTGCGGCACGAACCCCCGCGCGTGGCGTGGGCTCAGGGAGTGTCACCCGCGGGGGCGGGTGGGTCAACGTGCGGGCGTGTGACCGCTACGAGACCGTGGTGACCACGGTGTTCTCGGAAATGTCCGAGCTGAGAACGATGAAGTCCCCGGTGGGGGTGAGCCGGGCGTCACCCTTGATGACGAAGATGCCCTTGGCCAGCCCGTTCGGGGTGTTGCCGTTCTTCACGTCCACCGTGTAGCCGTCGATGCGCTGCGCTGCGGGGTTGTCGGGGGAGAGCAGCCCGCGCATGAACCCGACCACCACCGCCTCACACGAATCCTTGAACCGCTGGGTCAGCGGGAGCTTCACGATGGGGGCGAGGTACTGGGTGATGGAGTCCTGGATGTAGTCGGCCATGCGGCGCCGCAGGATGTTCTTCTCCTTCGCCACGAGGGACGTGGTGACGCCGCTCTGGAACTGCGGGCCCAGGATGCGGTCCACCCGGAGGCCCACGACGCCCGCGGCGCGCATCCGAGTGTATTCCGGCTGCGACAAACGGATGGGGGACGTGGTGCGCTGGTACCCCAGGAGCCGCGACAGGATGGTGGGGACGGGCTCCGCCGCCTGTGCCGGGTTGCGCTCCGGCGGCAGGTTCGACTCGACGGACGCCAGCCAGAAGTCGCACGGGTCGTCCATCACGCCGTCCGTGTAGAGAAGCCCGTCCGCGCCCGCGACGGAGAAGTTCACCGCCTCGGGCACGTACGTCCGGCCACCCGGCCATGCGTAGTCCACGCGCTCCGAGCGGTTCGCGCCCACGCCGGGGTCCGCGTTGCCGCACGCGGTGTCCACGCTCTGCGTCACGAGGGACGGCGCGAGGATGGTGCGGCGGGTGAGCCCGCGCGCGCTCGCCTCCAGGACATGCGCACGGAGCTGGGTGCGGATCGTCGAAGACTTCCGCGCAGCCAGGATGATGTTGATGGACCCGGCCGGGTCGTTGTCGTCCATCGTCGCGAGGATGGCCGCGGTGTAGCGGGCCTCCAGCGTGCTGTTGTTCGCGGCGTTCGGCGCGTGGACGTTCGCGTCGTACGTGAGGGTGCCGCTCGGGTGCGTGCGCCCCGTGAGCCCCGCGAGGGTGTCCCACGCGCTCCCGCTGTTGGCGGCCGGGGCCACCGCGGGGGTGAGCAGCGTGGCCGCCGCGACAGTGGCGGTGAGCGGGCGCGCGGGGACCACGTACCCGGCCACGCCCGAGAGGGCGACGCTCGCCGTACCGACGGAGCCCGCGGAGTCGCCCGCGCTGGCCGGGTGGATGCGCCACGCGAGCGCGGTGCCCGTCGTCCAGGCGAAGTTCGTCCCGTCCAGCTTCTCCACCACGAGGGTGTCCGCGTCCGTGATGGCCGTGATGCGGTACGTGCCCGCGTTGGTCAGGTTCGCGCCGGAGGGGGCGTTGAGCGAGCCGACCACCAGAAGGTCGCCCACCATCACCCCGTTGACCACGAAGTCGCCGCTGGCGGCGTCGAACGTCTGGGTGGCAGCGGCGGCGGCGTTCGTCACGGCGCCGTCCAGGGCAGAGAGGTACGCGGGGGCGTTGCTGAACACCACGCGCTTCGCCACGCGGACACGGTTCGCGCCAGACCGGAACTCCCGGCCCGCCTCGATGGCGGCGGCGGCCACCGGCACGATGGGGTTCGCGTTGGTCGCGCTGATGTTCGTGGGGAGCTCGCGCCAGTACCGGGTGCCGTAGCAGGAGCCCGAGCCCGGGGTCACCACGTCCACCGGCACCACCACGAGGCGCACGAACGTCTTGTTGCGCAGGGCGGCGAAGCCGTTGCCGCACTCGGCGCCGAACTTCCCCAGCGTCTCGTCCCAGCCACCCACCTTGTCGATGAGGTCTTGCCCGCCGAACACCTCCACCGGCCGCGGGGAGCTGGTGATGACGCCCAGCGCGTCCGCCTGGATGGCGTAGGAGCAGTCCGTGAACTCCCCGACCGCGCACACGCACCCCGTGCCGACACCTTCGATGGTCCCGGGCGGGGCGTTGTCCACGATCACCACGCCTTCGATGGCGCGGATCGTTTCGTCGGGGGGCATGTACGGGAAGCGGCGAACGAACCCGGAGGCGGCCATGGGTGGCTCCTATGTAGGTGCTGGTGGGTGGCTGTACGGTACGCGAGCCCGGCCCCGGCTGCTAGGCGTCCTCTCCGTCCACCGTGAGCCCGAACCGTGGGCGCGCGAGGGGGAGCGGGCGCGTGAGCGTGTACTTCGCGACCCTGGCCCGTAGGGCGATGATCGCGAGCCGGTACCGCCGCTGCGCTTGCTCTTCGCTGTCCTGGTAGGTCAGGGCCAGCGGCGTGAACTCCGCGTGTGCCCCGTGGTAGTGCGGAAGCTCCAGACGGAACCCGTACATCCACTCCACCGGGGCGAACGCTTCTTCCACCAGCGCGGCCAGCGCCATGCGCTCCGGCGGGTCCGTCGCCCAGAGCTGCACCATGAAGAGCTGCTCCCCCTCGCAGTGCTGGACGAGGTAGGAGCCGTCGTCAAAGCGGGTGTCCGACAGGACGCGCGGGGTGAGGGGGCCGTCCACGTCGTCGCCGTACGCCATGGGGTCGTCGCCCACGATGGCGATGGAGGGGAACTTCGCCACCGCCTCCGGCTGGGCCCAGTGAAGGGTCACAGCGTCGATGGCGGTTCTGCGCCCACCCTCCGCGATGAACGACCCGAGGGACTTCAGGTACTCCTGGAGCCCGCGCCCGAGAGCCGTGCGCACATCCGTCGCGCGCCGCTTTGTCAGCGTCTCCGGGTCGTCGGCGTCTACAATGAGGCGGGTGGTGTCGGTCATGGCTTCTGGAGCTCCAGCTCCATCTGGACGCGGACGTTCGTGACGTGCTTCGCCACCACCTCGGGGAGCGCGCGCTTCATAATCTCGCGGCCCCGGAGCCCACGCTTCCCGATGGCGCGGGCCACCAGAAACGCCTTCATCCGGGCCTGCGCCTCGTTCGCGGGCGCGAGCTTCAGCCGCACCCACGGGAGCAACGCGCTGATGGGGGGCGGCTTGCCCGGGCGCCGTCCCCCCTCCACGAACACGGCATTGGACTCGCGGTTCTGGACGTGAACGTCACCCGGCGCGAAGCCGTAGACGTGCCAGCCCTTCAGGAACGAGCCGAACGCGATAGCGCCCGGGGGCCCGCCGTTCGGGCTCGCGGCAATGGCCGTGTGAGTGCCCCGCTGGAATAGCGCCAGGGCGTCACGCGCGGACTTCACCACCGCGCGCCCCATCGCTTCCTTCAGGCCCTTGGATGCCAGCCGTGCCTCGTATTGGCCCAGGCGCTCCAGCGGAATCTTCACCGCGACCATCAGCCCTCCGGGTCGCCGTTCAGGCGGCTGCGGTCGTCGCCCGAGCGCGTGAGGTACACGCTCCAGAGCACTGCCTCCGGGTCGTACACGGGGACGCCACGCAGGGCGAAGCGGCGCCGCTGACCCCCGGGGTAGCTCACCTCGTAGTACGCCTGTTGCGCCTCATCCACCGGCCCACCGCCCGGCTGGAGCAGGGAGAGGAAGTCCTCCGAGTAGCGGGAGCTGATCTCAGAGACGGTGACTTGACCCTGCTCGTTCGATCCAACCTCTAGGAGCTGCTTCTGGAGGCCCGAGAACACAACGCGGGGGACGGGGAGAATCTCGTGGCGGCACAGGAACTCCTCCTGGCCCACCCCGCGCTCGCCCCCAGTCCAGCGCGTGCGGACGATGGAGACGGCGTACGCACGGAGGCAGAGCTCCGTGTAGATGTTCAGCGCGTCGTCGATGCAGCCCGCGAGGTCAGCGGCGAGACCGCACTGGCCGGGCGCCGTGGTGACCGTGCGGAAGGGGGCGCACTTGCACATCAGCGCACCGGGATAGAGCCCGCGGTGAGCTGGCCGTTGAAGCGGCGCGAGTAGGCGTAGGGCGGGACGCCCAGCACGTCGGCCAGCCGGTTCGCCCAGCGGAGCACCTCGCGCTCCAGCAAGTCGGGGTACGTTTCCCCCTCCTTCGCCCCGCGCATGACGACGTTTCCCACCTTCTCCACCTTCAGGGAGCAGGCCACGTCCTTCAGCTTTTGCTCCGTGCAATCGAGCTGCTTCAGAAGGTCGCGCACCAGCCACTCCGCGCCGGGCATCACGCGGTTCATCGCGTCTTCGATGACGAAAAGGAGCTGGCGCGAGGCGGGGATTCCGAGCGTCAGGGAAGCCGCGTCCGTCACCTCCAGGTACCCGAGGTGGTAGCGAATCTTGACCTTCTCTTCGGGGGTCAGGGCCATGACGCTCCGGGCGGCTGGAGGGACGGGAGGCGGCGCGGGCTACTCGGGGTCCAGCTCCAGGAGCTCCGCCCCGTGCTCCAGGATGGCCGGGATGCGGTCGGCCCACTCGGCGGAGAGAATCTTTCCCGCGCGCAGGATGACGAGGCTGTTGCCCAGGTTGACCTTGCACTCCCGCACCACCAGCCACCGGGGCATGGGCTTGGGCGGCTCCGCGACGGGCGGCGGTGCGCCGTCGTCTACGCCGTGGTTGGCGGGAGGCGGCGCGGGCTCGACAGGCGGGGGCGGCGCCGCGGGCTCGTCCCCGGTGCCGAGGGCGAGCGCTTCGCGCTTCGCTTCCTCCAGCGGGTCGGGGGTGTTGGCCGCGAGCACTTCCTCCACCGTGGCGGGCCCCTTGGGCTCACCCGGGGCGGCGGGCTCGGACGTGGTGGGGGTCTGCTTCGGCTTCGCCATGCGTGTGGGTGTACCACGCACACCCGGCGCGCAGGTAGGTGGCGGCGGCTCCCGGGGTGTTCGTGGCGACTGACCGGACAATGCCCCGTCCGTAGGGTGGTCGCTCGTAACACCCCGGGAGCCAGGACGACTGAGTGGCGAAGCTCAGTTGATGTCCCTTAGTGCGTGGAGCCCGAAGGCTCGTTGCGACGATGCTGCCGGGTGGGGTCCGCGTGGGCCAAAGACACCGCGCGGGGGTTGTCAGCGCGCAAGGCGCCGACTCCGTGAGGGTGCCCCCGCTCGGGAGAAAGGGCAAGGCCCAGACACCGGGAGAGGGTCTGGGCCTTGGAGGGGTCGCGGCGCACCGCCGCGGGGCACGCTAGCCGTGGTCACGCATGGCAAATCAGGCCGAACCGCTTGTACCGGCTCGCGTCGCCCACGCAGCCGTCCGTGCGGACGGGCCAGTCACCGATGAACTTCCAGGACGCGCTCACCTTGTCCTGGAGGCGGTTCAGCGGCGCGCGGAGCATGAGCTGGATGCGGTCGGTCATCACGTCGATGCCGTTGTTCGTGACCTGCGGCTCGCCCACCTTGCCGATGATGCCCGCCTCGGTGAGCAGGTTGTTCAGGTCGGCGTAATACTCGAAGATGCCGCCCTGCGCGGTGAAGAGCATCCGCTGAATCTTCACGCCGCTGGTCGCGCCGTTGTTGTAGAGCTCGCCCGCGAACGGGTCTTTGGCGCTGAACGTGGCCGTGGTCCCGCCCTGCACCGTCGTCGGGATGGGCGCCTCGCTGTTGCGGAAGAACACCGTACCCAGGAGCTCGCCCAGGGCGAACTTCTTGTAGCGGAAGTCCTCCGGGAGCGCGGTCAGGAGCCGCTGGAACTCCGTGTCGTTGAAGAGCTTGGCCTGCGACACCGGCGAGAGGTGGCAGTGAAAGCGATCGTCCGGGTGCTCCGGGACGGTCTGCTCCTGGAAGTGCGAAACGACGTCCCGAATGTCGGCCAGCGTGGGCACGTCCGAGGCGCCGATGTCGTCCACCTTGTTGCCGCCGCCCGAGCGGACGATGTACGTGCGGTCGTCCGTGTAGACGTACGCGCGGTCGGAGACCGTGACGTTGCCGCCGCTCAGGGTGATGGTGCCCGGGCCGATCTCATCGCCCGCCGTGTCGGGGGTGAACCCGATGATGGAGCGGGTCACCGCCGCAGGGCCCGTGTTGTCGAAGATGGTCACGCCCAGGGGGTTCGTGCTCGACACCAGCTCGTAGCGGACCGCGGAGCCCGCGGGGAGGTCCGGGCGGCGCGCGCGGGTGAGCCCGTTCAGGCGCTTCACGCGGAGCACGGAGACGGCTGCTTGCGCGCCGTCCGCGACGGTCCAGCCCGACTCGGCGGCGTTGTACATGCGATCCCGCACGATGCGGTTGATCGTCATGGCCGCCTGGAGCCCCAGCGTGTGCGCGTTGCGCAGGAACAGGTTGGCGATGGCCACCATGCTCGTCGGCATGTGGGTGTCCACCGTCCCCGCGTACTGCTGGAGCTGCGCCTGCCACTGCTCCACCGGGTAGGTGGTGGGAATGGGGTCTTGCCCCGGGAGAAGCGGCTCGCACGTCACGGGCATCAGGCCCGTGGCGGTGAAGTACTGGCTGTCGCCCACGTTGGCGGCCCACGGCACCGGCGTCGCCTCGCCGCGGTAGAGCAGGCGCGGGAACAGCGCGTCCTTGAACGCGCGCTCCAGGAGGTTGTCCTGAACCAGCGCCCGAACCGCGGGCGACTGCGTGATGACCGAAAAGTCCGCCATGTGAGGCTCTCCGTGTGCGGGCGTGTGGGTTGTTCGCCGCGGGTGTAGGCACGAAGCCTACGCTGGTGCACACGGAGATTCTAGGGGAGGCGGGAAGGAAGGGGTGGACGGGGGCTCTGAGCCCCCGTCCTGGGGATGTCAGAAGGACGCGCCCGCGGGGTTTTGGAGGCCCAGTTCCGCGAGCCGGGTGTCCAGTTGCTCGCGCGTCGCAGAGCGAGCGTCGAACGTCTTGCCGCCGCCCTGCGCAGGTCCGCCGCCCCCGGCGCCATTACCCGGGCGGGCCGCACCAGCGTTCGCGGGCGTCTGGGGCGCTGCTGCGCCGTCCTCCGTCTTGCCGCCGGTGCCCGTGGTGGCGGGCTCCTTCTTCTCGACGGCGCCCGCGGGCGCGGCGCCCACGAACAGGTGCGGGTGCGTCGTCTTCAGCCCGGTGAAGAACGCCTTGGAGTCGATGCGCTTCAACTCCTGCTCGCTCTTGCCCTGGACGTGGCGCGCGTAGAGCGTCAGCGCGTAGTCCACGTCGTCGATGCCCGCGCGGTGCGCGGCCACCTTCAGCGTGGCCTCCACCTCGGCCGCCTCCTGCTTCCGGCGCGACTCGCGGGCGATGCGGTCGGACTTCGCGCGCTCGTCGGCCAGCCGCTTGTTCTTCTCGCGCAGCTCCGCGAGCTCCTTCCGCTCCGCCGCGGTGAGTCCGCCGCTCGCGCTATCTGCGGAGGGAGTCTCCGCCACGGGCTTGCTCGCGCCCTGCTTCGGGGTGGGCTTGCCACCACCCAGCGCGGCGTCCATCTCGGCGGCGTTCGCGTACCCGTACTTGCGGGCGAGCGCGTCCGCGCCCCGGCGCTGCTCCGCCCGCTTCAGGTTGCCGATGGACTTCTCCGTGAAGTTCAGCACGCGCCCACCCGCGGTGGTCACCTGCTCCGAGCCGCCGCCCTGGGCCGCCCCGCCCGTTCCCTGCCCCGCGTTGCTCGTCGTCGTGCCTTCGTTTTCGTCTGCCATGGTGCGCCTCGTTGCTCCCGATCCGACTGTGTTCCGCCGTCGTTGCGTGTGTTGCTCCTACGACGGGAGACGTGGACGGGGCGCTGGTGAATGAGAAAGGCCCCGGAGCGTGATTGCCCCAGGGCCTCCCTACACTACCAGACGTGTGGGTTCCGACTAGGGAACCGTGGGCCACACGTCGGTCATCACCTTGGCGCTGCGCGGGATGTACGTCAGCACCATGCCGGTGATGGCCGCCTCGAACGTCAGCGTCTTGCCGTCGTCGCTGATGGTGGCGACGCCGCCCGACGCGCCGCCGAGGCCCGTGGCGCCCGCAGCCGGGGTGCCGCCGGAGTCGGTCATCACGCGCGGACCCGTGGCGGCGGAGCCCGCGGTCACGCGGCAGGTGAGCACTTGGCCGATGGGCGGGAGGTTCTCGTTCGCGTCGAGGGTGATGCCAGCAAGGGCGGTGATCTTGCCCTTGTTGGTGGCGGTCGTGATGTCCTGCGCTGCCGCGCTGGTCATGGACGCGAAGGTCACCTTGATGACCGATGCCATGGTGCCCTGCTTCATCTGCCGGGCGATGTCCGGCATGTTGGCGGGGTCACCGTTGTTGAGCATCGCCCGGTAATCCACGATCTTCGTGGTCGTCATGGAAGGCTCCGTGTGGTGGGGGTGAAAGTGCCCGCTACGACGCGAGCTCTCCGAGGAAGACTTCTACCACGGTCGTGGTGTTCGCCGTGCCCGCGAGGGTGAGCGACGCGAGCCCGGCCACTGTGGTGACCAGGGTGCGTCTCACCGCGAGGGAGTAGGGCTGGCCCTGGCCCACGGCCGGGAGTCCGAGCGTGACCTGGGGCCCCTCCAGCACACGCACGGCGAGAACGTGGATGGTGCCCACGCCCCCCTTCTGGACGGTGACCGGCGTGGCGTCCGTGAGCGTGTACCGCCCGGCGGACTTCGCCTTCAGCGCCAGCCGCTCCCCGAGGGGGAACTCCACGGACAACGTGCCCGTGCCGTCTCCGACGGCCGGGTCCGTGGTCAGCGTGGCGTCCAGCTTCAGCGTGTCAGTGGCCATGGGTCTGTCTCAATGCAGAGAAGCAGAGATGCGGTCGGTCCCTTCGATACCCGCCGACCGCGGCGGAGGGTCAGGTCACCGGGGCCAGGAATGCCCCGGTGCCGAGGGAGCGAGGGCGCGCGACGAGCGAAGGAGCAACAACCCCCGCCGCGCGCCCCAGCCGGTCAGCCCTTCGGAGCGGCGAGCTTCGCGAAGGGGTTGGGCTCGGGGGCCGCGGGCTTGGCGTTGGGGAGCCGCTTGTCCAGCGGCATGTTCAACGTGTCGTCGCGGTACTTCTGGCCCATCAGCTTGTTGTAGAGGCCCTCGTCCATTGTCGTCTCCGGGGTACGGCCCGTCTTCGTGGGCCGGGTTGGGAAAGGGGAACCAGAACACGGACGTGGGCTAGCGGCCCGAGACCTTGAACGGGACGCGCTGCGGCGCGGGCGCCGTGCCCACGGGAGCAGGTGGGGGCGCCGTCTGCATCACGGGCTTCGCGTCCGGGGGCAGGTCCGCCGGGATGTTCGGGACGCCGTTGGCCGCCGCGATGGCCGCGAGCGAGGGCGGCTGACCGGGGGGCTGGTACGGCTTCGGCAGGGTCATGGGGGAGGGCTACTTTCCGCCGCGCAGGTTCTTGAACGGGAGCCCCGGGTGGGTGAGGGGCTTCGGCGGCGGGAGCCCCTCCACGCCGCGGTCCCCGTTGGACGGGTCCGGGATGCCGATGCGGTCGGCCCCGAAGTCCTCCGGGCGCGGGTCAGAGCCGCCCGGGTTGCCTTTGGAGCCGAACTTCATCGGTGCGCTCATGTAGGCGACGGTACGACGGTGTGCGCCCTACCGCAACGCTACGCGAAGTCGCTGTCCGAGTCGGCGCCCTCGTCCTCCGCGGGGGGAGCGTCGCCGCCGTCCCCCTCGGGCGCGCCCACCTCGCCCGCGCGGAACAGGAACGCCGCGAGCAGGTCCGGGTCATCGGTGAAGCCCTCGGATGCGCAGTGCTGCGCCAGCGCCTCGGCGTCCTCCGCCGACACGCCCGGGAGGCTCTCGCGCACTTGGGTCAGCATCTCGTCCGAGAGCCCGCCCATGACGGATTGGAACGCGGAGAGGGCGTCCCCTTCGAGGGGCTGGGTGAAGTCCATGAGCGCGCCCGCGTCGAGCTGGCTCATTCCGTCCAGCACTTCCCCGGCTTCGCCCTCCAAGAGCTCCATCAGGGGACCGTACTTTTCAGCCAGCTCCATGGGCTCGACGCCCTCGTCCCCACCCCCGCCCGGGAGCTCGTCCTCCGGCTCCATCTCACCCGCGCCCATGCGGGGAGCCATGGGGTTCGCGCTTCGGTTCTCCGCCCAGCTCGCCAGTTTCTTCGCGTCCATGGGGCGACGCTACCGCAGGCGCGGGGCGAGCGCACAGTGGCCTACACGGCGACGCGGCGGCCCCGCCATTCCCACGCGGGCACACCCCACCCGGCCCGCCAGACAGTGAGGCGGGCTCGGTCGTTTCGGCGATTCGGGGGCTGCGCCCACGTCTTGCCCACCATCTTCGACGGCGCGCGGTCGTCGGGGGGCATGATGAACAGCCCGTCCACCGCGAGCTGGCCGTGGAGCACCATGGAGTCTGGAGCTACGCGGTTGTCGAGCGGCGCGCCGGTCATGTCGTTGACCAGCTCCGTCCAGCGCTTGCGCATCCCCGGGACCACGCCCGAGAGCACGTCCACCACGCCGTTCTGCACAGCGCTCCAGGCGTATGCCGCCTCTGTGCGCGCGATCACCTCCGCGGTGCCCACTCGGCCCAGGGTCGCGTTCTCCAGCGCGGACACCACCTGATGCACGGGTGCCTCGCGGCGGAGCCCGTCAGCCAGCGCCGCCCGAGCGCGCGCCTCGCACTCGACCGCGAACCGCGAGAACGCCAACGCCAGCACCCCAACCGCCGCCGCGTCCCGCCCCGTGAGCCGGGACCGCTCCGAGGGCGAGAGGGCGTCGCGTAGGTTCCGGCGGCCCAGAGCCTCGTCGGCGTCCTCCACAGACGCGCGCCGTGTCTGGTCCAGCACGGGGAGCGTGGCGTCCAGTGCCGACCGCGCGATGGCGGGCTGGGCCTGGAGCAACCCGCGGAGGGAGCGAGCCGTGGCCGTGTCCATCGTGCCCGAGCCCTTCACCGTCCGCACCGCGGCGGCAACGGCTCGCGCCTGTCCGGTGCTCCAGGCGTGCCCCGCCGCTTGGACGGCGCGCACCTCCGTCAGCTCCACGAACAGGGCGTCCGCCCTCACGGGTCCGTCCCGTCCCACTTCCGCACGCGCATCGGGGCGCCCACGCGGAGCGCCCACAACCACGCGCGCAGCCGGAGTCCGCCCCAGAGCGTGACTACCCACCAGCGCAGGAGCACCCACACCGCGAGCCGGAGGGCCGCGCCCGGGGTGAGCGCGAAGGCCACCACGGAGCGCTTGTCCGCGAAGTACACGTCCAGCCCGTCGCCGCACCCGACCACCGCGAGCTCTCGCCCGTCAGGCTCCGCGATGCGCAGGCCCACCTCCCCGCCCGGCGGGACGACGCCCCCGGAGCGCGTGCGCCCCAGGAGCTTCGGCTGGAGCCATCGGGCGAACTCCACGCGGGTCATCGGTCGCCTCCAGCGAGGCCCGCGGCCACGCGCACGCGCTCACCCTCGGACGCGCCCTCCCCGGCCCGCGCGTCCACCGCGTCCTCCAGCGCCTCGTCGGCGTCGTGGAGCCCGTGGTGGCACTCGGTGCAGAGGGTGGCGAGGTTCTGGGGGGTGTTGCGCTTGCCCGCCTTCGCGACGGACATGGACGTGGGGGCGTCCACCCCACCGACGTGGTGGATGGTCAGCCCCTTGCGCCCGTGCCCGTCGCTCCCGCACCCGGGGATGGTGCAGCGGTAGCCGTCGCGCCGCATGACGCCCAGCACCAGGGACGAGGGCAGGCCCCCGCGCCCCGTGTTGGCCAGCACCGCCCCCGCGGCGTGCGACTCCAGCCGGAGCTTTCGGAGCGCCATGTACTCGTCGGGGTTCGGGGGCCGCACGGGGCGCTCGTCGCGGAGCTTGCGCGCGTAGACCTGGGCCTCGTTCTTCATGCGGTCAGTCGCCCTCCGAGTCGTCACCCCAGCCATCGCGGTCCCAGTCCAGCTCACCCCCGTCGTCGGGGTCGGACAGCCAGAGCGCCACGAGGGCTGTCACCAGGGCGCCCGCGACGAACCCCAGCCCGAACCAGAGCCCGGTCACTCGTCGCCCGCGGTGAGCGGGGGCAGCGTGGTGACGGGGAGCACACGCGGGGGCTCCATGTCCTCCGCCGGACCCGAGTACCCCACCATGGGCTTGTCCTCCCCGGGCCCGTGGTTGAAGTGGACCCGCGCCCAGGACGGGCCCTGCGCAGCCGCGCGCTCCATCTCCGCCCGGTGCGCCTTGCAGGCGTAGACCACCGCGACGCGCACGTAGATGCCGTCCACGAATTCCGCCATCAGCTTGTAGAGCGCCTCGGAGCCCCCGCTGGCCAGGAGCTTCCCCATCCACTCGGGGCGCTGCTTCACCAGCTCGTCCAGCGGGTAGTACGTGCGCGCGACGCTCATGGGAGGTGCGCCGCATGGGCACTGCGCGTGCTTGGGGAAGGCGTACCTGGAGTGGAACTCTTCGGGGGTGCAGCGGCCACCCTGAAACTTCCGCCGGTGGATGATGGCGGTGCGGCGGGCCTCTGCTCGGGGCACGCCCAGGGCGCGGAGGCTGGCCTCTACCTGCTTGCCCTCGGTCTTCGCGTCGTTCACGTCTTGCTCCTTCGGCCCCGCTTCGGGGTGGAGCGGGCGAGTACCCTCCGTCGGGCCTCGTCGTCCGCCGCCACCTTCAGCTTCCACGGGTCGCGCACACGGTACCGCTTCGACGGGCTCCCCGCCTCCATCGCGGCGTCCAGGAGGCCCATCGCGCACCAGCGGACCACCACGTCGAAGTCCACCGTGTACCAGCGCATGACCGTAGCCGCGCTCACCCACCCGCCGTCCGCCGCGAGCTTCGACACCACGCGGTAGGTGATCCCGTCGGGGTCGTCCCAGGGGCGGCCCGCAGCGGGGCCCTCGTCGCGCACCACGATAGGCTCAGGGGGTAGGGGCTTCCCCTCGTCGTCCACTGCGCGCTCCAGGGCGCCCGCGCTCATGCCCCCCGTCGGGCCACCGCCCACGTAGAGCAGCCGCCCGTTCACCACCACCCGCGTGCTCATGCGGGCCTGCCGTTCGGGCGGGGCACGGGCTTGCGCGGCGGCACGTTCAGCCCGGGGCGTCCGGGCGGGGCTGCGAGGCTGGTCTGGACGGGCTCCGGTTCGGGGTCGTCGGGGTTCTCGCCCTTGTCGATGTTGACCGCGTTCGCGTACAGGTCCGGGTACAGGTTCTTGTACTGCGGAACGGTCAGCTCGCCGTTGGCGATGGGCCCGAACCCCTTGGTCGCGCGAATCTCGTTGATGGTCGCGATGCCGTCGTCGCGCTCGCCATCCGTGAACCGCACCACGCCGACCTTCGACACGGGGGCGCCGGTGTCGTCCTTCTGGCCGTCCGCGGCCATGGAGCGCTCCGCCACCATCTTCGCGTAGAGCTCGTCCGCCTCGCGGGCACGGGACGCCTCCTTCTCCTTCGCCATGCGACGCAGCATCCCAGCCGGGTCGTCCACCTCGAAGTGGTGCGCCACGTAGCGGGTCGCGTGCTCCGCGTCGATAAGCTCCGCCTCCTTCGCGTCCGCCGCCGCCTTCACTGCCTCGCCCACCTCGCGGGCCGTGGGCTTCGTGTAGGGCGGCCACTTCAGGCTGATGGACCCGCCCGGGCCCAGGCGCCGGGGCTGCATCACCTTCTGGGTGCTCCCGTCGGCCGCGGTCACGGACTGCTCGCGCGGGGGGAGCGTGGGCTCCATCGCAACCGTGCGCCCGTCGGGCAGGGTGATCCCCACGGCGTACTTGCGCACCGCGCGGTCCAGCTTGCTGACCAGCCGCACCACCGCGGGCCCGTACTGCCCGCGGAGCACGTCCGCGCGCTCCCACATCGAGCTGTAGTCCCGGTCCACCTCCGTGGCCGTCTTCGAGACCGCCGACCGGGCCTCGTCAATGACGCACTGGCAGAGCTTCAACGCGCGGTCCTCCAGGCGGTCGGCCAGCTCCAGCGCCGCCTTGGGCCCGGTGCCGCTGATCTCCAGGTACTCGACCGTCCCGCCCTTCTCCGTGGCGATGGCGTTGTCAGAGCCCTTGCGCAGCTCCGACAGCTTGCGATCGGTCCCGACGTGGACCGTGGGGTCCGAGTTGGACAGGATGCCGCGGTTGGCCTGCGCCACGAGGGCGTCCACCGCGTGGAACAGGTCGAAGGCCCCGTGCGCGTCTGGGTCGCCGTCCGCGTCGCCGTCCAGGGGGATGTTCTGGACCCACTCCACGGGCACCTCGCCCAGCCCGTGGAACACCTCGCGGTGGCGCCACCCTGCCCACGCGGGCTCCGAGCCGTCCCCCACGGGCACGCGCCCCCACACGGTGTCCGTGTTGCGGTCGATGACCCGGCGGTACCAGAACAGCTCGGGGCGCCACTTGCCCGTCTTGCCGTCCCGCACGCTGTCCACGTACGGGTAGCGAATCTCCAGGGCGTCCAGCTCCTTCGTCTCCGGGTCGGCGAACAGCGGGGAGCACCAGCGCGGGTCGTGCGCGGTGAACACCGGGCGCCCGTTCAGGAACTCGAAGCCAAACACCGCCGTGCCCGTGGCGCCGCCGTAGTTTCGCGCGCGGACCAGACACGCCCAGAGTGCGCCCGCGTCCACGCACGCCGTGAGGTAGTCCTCCGAGTCGTCGTCCCCGGTCACCTCCAGGAGCGGGTGCTTAGACGCCCCGAACAGCAAGCCCGTGAACCGCCAGACCACGAGGCGCCCCAGGTGGTACGGCGCGGTCGGGCGGCGGAGCTTCAGGGGCATGTGGCCGCCCTCGTAGAAGCCCGGGGGAACGTACGCCTTCGACGCCACGCGCTCGCTGTCGAAGTGGCCCACGTACTGGGCGCCGTCCCAGTCCACCACGCGCCGGTCGTAGGTGGTCGTGCGGAAGTAGCGCCAGAGCGAGTCCAGCCGCTCCTGGCGCGCGGAGAGCACGCCATCGGGCAGGATCACATCCGAGAGGGCGCCGAGCTGGGCGCGCGCGGCGGCGGGGTCAACGGGGGT